TCGGTGGAAATGCTTCAAGAATTAACCGCAACGGTGTGATATACCCTAAAGTGTTTGGTACAGCTGGTACAGCTGGTACAGCTGGTACAGCTGGTACAGCTGGTGGACCTCCTGGACCCAGCGGAACAATTAACTGTGCGACCGTGGAACAAGAAAGTATTATTGGTGGATATGGTGGATATGGTGGAGACGGTGGGGCCGGTGGGGCCGGTGGAGCCGGTGGAGCCGGTGGAGATTTTGGTACAGCTGGTACAGCTGGCTCAGCTGGTATAGCTGGTACAGCTGGCTCAGCTGGTATACGCGGTAGTACAGCCAGTTCCTCCTATAATCAAAGACCACCGACTAATACAGAAATAATTGATGAGTCCAATAATACAGGCCCTTCACCTGGTTTATCTGGTTTATCCGGTTCAATTTATGAAATTGGGGATTTACCGGGTATGTTAGTAAACACCGATGCAGATTCATCTGTGTTAAATATACAAAATAACGGAACAATTACACCTGTCGTGAATACAAACTTTCACGAAAATAAACTCATTTTACCTATAAATTCGACTTTAAAAAGTAATATATACACTCACGGAAATTACGCAGTTGTTGTTAAGGACCGTATTCCTTATGTATTTCAAAAAAACTCCAATCTAAATTCTTGGCAGTTTAAAAATGTGTTGTCTAGAGATGATTACGGTTCAGACGTCATAGTTTCTATTAGTGATACTCATATATTCGTCGCATTAAAAAAATTCAAATGTAATATACAAATATGAACTCGATACAGATACAGGTCTATTTGGTACTGAAATAGAAAATTTCCGGAAAACACATACTTTTGAAACTGAACCAATGGTTGACATATCAATGCACGGAAATACGGCTGTATCCATTCACTCAGATGGAAACATAGGTATCTACAGTTTAGGTGGGGAATTTAGTGGGAGATGGTATGAGGGTAGTATTGATGTTATGGTTGGTGTTAATGGGCCATTCGGGAGTCAACAAAAAATTACAGCATTTGATGGTGCTGGAGGTGACTATTATGGTCGTAGTGTTTCTGTAGATGGAAATACCATAGTCGTTGGTGCGTTCCGAGATGACGATAATGGACAAACCGATTTGGGTTCCGTCTATGTGTATACACGCTCATCGGCTACTGCCTCATTTGAGTATCAACAAAAAATTACACCATTTGATGGTTTTGCAGATGACTGGTTTGCTCTTAGTGTTTCTGTAGATGGAAATACTCTAGTAGTTGGTGCTTACCGTGATGACGATAATACTCAAACCAATTCGGGTTCCGTCTATGTGTATACACGCTCATCGGCTACTGCCTCATTTGAGTATCAACAAAAAATTACAGCATCTGATGGTTTTGCTTATGACTATTTTGGACGGAGTGTTTCTGTAGATGGAAATACTCTAGTAGTTAGTGCGTACCAAGATGACGATAATGGTCAAACCAATTCGGGTTCCGTCTATGTGTATAGACGCTCATCGGCTACTGACCCATTCGGGAATCAACAAAAAATTACAGCATCTGATGGTGCTGGAGAAGACTATTTTGGTTGGAATGTTTCTGTAGATGGAAATACCATAGTCGTTGGTGCGTTCCAAGATGATGCCAGTAAAGGTTCTGCCTATGTGTATACACGCTCATCGGCTACTGCCTCATTTGAGTATCAACAAAAAATTACAGCATTTGATGGTTTTAGTGGTGACCGATTTGGTTATCATGTTTCTGTAGATGGAAATACCATAGTCGTTGGTGCGAGCGAAGATGATGATAATGGTCAAACCAATTCGGGTTCCGTCTATGTGTATACACGCTCATCGGCTACTGCCTCATTTGAGTATCAACAAAAAATTACAGCATCTGATGGTGCTGCGAATGACCAGTTTGGCTTTAGTGTTTCTGTAGATGGAAATACTCTAGTAGTTAGTGCGTACCAAGATGATTCCAGTAAAGGTTCTGTCTATGTGTATAGACGCTCATCGGCTACTGACCCATTCGGGAATCAACAAAAAATTACAGCATCTGATGGTGCTGCTTTTGACTATTTTGGTGGGGGTGTTTCTGTAGATGGAAATACCCTAGTCGTTGGTGCTTACGGTGATAGTAGCCTTACAGGTTCCGTCTATGTGTATACTATTTTAGCTTTACCTCAAGTGCTATCAATATATATGAGTGATTTACTCGTTGGTTCAGATGATGAAGGTTTGGCGTATATATATGATGTAGAAGACGCTACATCACCTACACTAACTCATACACTAACACCGAGTGATAATCTAGTAGGTGTTGTTAACGATGTTCAATTGTATGAAAATTATGCGATGATTTCAAGTAATAATCAGAAAGCTGTGTACTTTTTCGAAAAATCTGGAAGTAGCTGGACAGAACGACAGAAAATTACAAATCCCTCTGATACAAACTTTGGACTTTCGATTGCTTTATATGACGATACTTTAATGGTAAGTAATGGTTATGTGTATTCATACACAGATGGTACCTGGACACTAGAACAGCAACTCGAAGATACCAACCCAGGTGGTTCTTTTGTAAATGGCGATATTACAGCTTTAGACGAAACAATCGCGTTGTTGTCTGATTCATATCATTCAAGGGTGCGTACATACGTAAAAAATGGTAGTCGATGGATGCCATCTGAGGAAATAATAACAACTTACGAGGTCTTTGAATTAGTGGGTAAATATGCGTGTATAGGAGGAAATGGCAGAATATCCATATTTAAAATTAATGATAGTACAACTCATTGGACACTTGTTTATCAATTTACCGATCCCGATTCATCATTTGGTAATAAGTTGGGTTTTAATGGAAATATGGTGTTCGCCAATGGGAGTATATTCGAACGATTACCGACTTCATTGAATACAACCAAGTATATCGTAGATTCTACTTCTGACATTGACCCATTCGGGAATGAACAAAAAATTACAGCATCTGATGCTGCTGGTACTGACTATTTTGGTCGAAGAGTTTCTGTAGATGGAAATACCCTAGTCGTTGGTGCTTACGCTGATGATGATAGGGGAAACAACTCAGGTTCCGTCTATGTGTATACACGCTCATCGGCTTTTGACCCATTCGGGAATCAACAAAAAATTACAGCATCTGATGGTGCTGCTAGTGACGAATTTGGTCGAAGTGTTTCTGTAGATGGAAATACTCTAGTAGTTTGTGCTTTACTTGATGATGATAATGGAAGTAGTTCAGGTTCCGTCTATGTGTATACACGCTCATCGGCTACTGACCCATTCGGGATTCAACAAAAAATTACAGCATCAGATGGTGCTGCGAATGACCAGTTTGGCTGGAGTGTTTCTGTAGATGGAAATACCCTAGTAGTTAGTGCGTACTTAGATGATGATGTTAATGGAGCTGATTCAGGTTCTGTCTATGTGTATACACGCTCATCGGTTAATGCCCCATTCGGGAATGAACAAAAAATTACAGCATCTGATGGTGCTGCGAGTGACCGGTTTGGCTCGAGTGTTTCTGTAGATGGAAATACCATAGTCGTTGGTGCGTACTGGGATGATGATAATGGAAGTAGTTCAGGTTCCGTCTATGTGTATACACGCTCATCGGCTGGTGCCTCATTTGAGTATCAACAAAAAATTACAGCATTTGATGGTTTTAGTGGTGACTATTTTGGCTATAGTGTTTCTGTAGATGGAAATACCATAGTCGTTGGTGCGTACTTAGATGATGATAGGGGAGGTAGTTCAGGTTCCGTCTATGTGTATACACGCTCATCGGCTGATGAGTCATTCGTGTTTCAAAAAAAAATTACAGCATCTGATGGTGCTACGAATGACAATTTTGGTCGAAGTGTTTCTGTAGATGGAAATACCCTAGTCGTTGGTGCTTACCGGGATGATGATAGGGGAGACGGTTCAGGTTCCGTCTATGTGTATACACGCTCATCGGTTAATGACCTATTTGAGAATGAACAAAAAATTACAGCATCTGATGGTGCTGCTGATGACGTGTTTGGTTTTTACGTTTCTGTAGATGGAAATACCATAGTCGTTGGTGCTTACGGTGATGATAATGCTCAAACCGATTCAGGTTCTATCTATGTGTATACAGGAAATTATAGAATCACGAGGGATCTTAATTTGGGCAATTTTATTATGGGAACTTCTGCATATTTATATCTATATGACAATAATTCTAATATTCGTTTGTTAACCTCTTATATCGATTACGCGGATGTATCCAAATACGAAAACTCTATAATATTAGGTATACCTGATTATAGTATTGTGAGTGTATATGACTATTCAAGTAGCTGGAGTCTTCAATTTGATTTATATCCTACGGGTGTTACGGTAGGTGACGAATTTGGTAAAAGTGTATCCGTATATTCTAATGTATATGTGGTTGGTGCGCCCGGGTATAACAATGGAAAGGGTGCCGTATACGCATATATTCGAGAACCAGTGTCTGAGGGAAGTAATATCGTCTCGCAACAGATATTACAGGATAGTCTCGCCCCGAATGGTGAAAATTTTGGAGTAGACGTAGACTTATATGAAAATACCTTGACTGTATTAAGTAATAGTAAAGTTTACGTATATAAATACAACCAGGTAAACAATGGATTTTTATTATTGTACACACACACAGGAAATCAACCAATATCATCACGCACAATCGCTGATACTTCAAATTCATTCATCATGGTTAATTCGTTGAATTATGTAACATCTATTAAACCTAATGCAACAACTACAACGGGTACGGTGACGACAACTACTAATTTTGTCGAATTTCGAGGTTAAAAATTTTTTAAACTTATCGATGAGAACAGTTTAGAAAACTTGATGTTAATTGATTTTAGACTCAAGAACCTTTATTTTTTCATTGAGTGCTTTAATTGCTTCTATAAATAACCCAGCCATGTTACCATAGGCTACAGAATATGAGGTTTCCTCAGTACCCTGTACCGCCTCTGGTAAGATTTCTTTTATTTCCTGTGCGATAACACCTGTTCGCCTGATTCCGTTATCATCTATTCTTTCGTATGTATACCCCGAAACCTTGCTTATTTTATCGAGTGGATTTTGTATCACCTCAAATGCCGTTTTCAGTCGTTTATCAGAGAAAGCTGTAATTTCTCCTGATGCGAAGATGTCACCGGTCACGTGAAGAGCATGTTGGGGTGATGGTGTTTTTATACCAACATTACCACCTGTGGATATTATCCCGTCAACCACAAAATCCGTAGTTACACGAGCATCTCCGCTTACATGTAGATTTGACTGAGGATTATCTGTATTTATACCTAATCTACCCAAACCTGTGTCGATTACAACATTAGATGTTGTCCCGACATAGGTGATTTTAGAAGTATTAGTGAAAACTAGTTGCCCATTTTGTGAACCAATTGACATTTATTATAGAAGAAGAGAATATTTAGTATGAAAATGTCTTAACCACGGTGTTATCAACACTGATCGTTTCAAGTTTCCCTGTCGCTGCGGAGGATAGATATTCCACAAATATATCCATACTATAATCATCAGTACCAGTGGGTAATGGTTCTAAAATAACTTTTGTTGGTGTAAACGTGACATCGGGATTCCATGGGCTATTGTTCGTATTACCAAACAATGACACCGCACTTGGGGCAATATTTAATGAAGATGTAGTACCATCCCGTGTACCACCTTGCGCATAAAAGACCATGGTACTAACTTCCTCATTGTTATGTACAAGTTGAGCTGTAATTTTTGCGGAAAATACATTAGATGCGAATGTCAATGCCACATTTGAAAAATTAAAGGCTAATGTGGGTTCGCTATAAGAATATAATTTACGAGTGAACGCGTCACTATTAGTAATAACACCCCCATTAACGTGAAGAAGTGTTTCAGGTGAAGTGGTACCTATACCAACATTGGAATTCGTTATTAAGGATGTATCGTTGTTTTGGAAATGAACTGTATTCGATGTAGTGGCACCAACAGATGTGATATTTTCGAGGTTAAAAGAGTATCCGGGTGTGACTGTAACATCTCCAATTGTCATTGTATTGGCAAGAATACCACCATTGACTGTTAATACGTTAGAATTGGTATCCTCTACATATAGGTTTGAACCTACATCTAGGTTGTGAATAGGTGATGCGTTTGCGATACCTACACTTCCAGTCGTCACAAGGGATGTACCACCTTCTAATCGTAGCGTCTCAGACGTAACATTACCGTTCTCGGCAATTTGGTGGAGATTTGATGATATATTTGTAATGAGTGAGCCATCACCGATGAAACGAGTTGCATAGACGTTTCCAGATACATGAACCACATTAGACCCAGTATCATCTACGTACAGGTTGGAACCTATGTCTAGGTCGTGAATAGGTGATGTGTTTGCGATACCGACACTTCCAGTTGTTACTAAAGATGTCGTGGAGTTTATGAATCGAATTGTATTTGACGTTGTGTTACCATAGTCCGTTACGACTTGTAAGTTTATGTTTGAAAGAAGACCACCATCGCCATAGTACTCATTCGCATGAACATTACTAGTGACATTGAGTTCAGACTGAACATCTACATTCCCCGATACACGCGTGTAATCACTATGAATTTGTGTAGCATAAATATTACCGGTCACGTGAACCACATTTGACCCAGTATCCTCTACATATAAGTTTGAACCCACGTCTAGGTCGTGAATAGGTGAAGAATTTGCGATACCTACGCTTCCGGCTGTTATCAAAGATGTTGTTGTATTTGTAAGTGTCATGGTTCCTGATGGAGTTATCGTGAGTCTCGCGTTTGTTCCAACATCCGTTGCGTGGTTTGAGATGTTGAATGTATCATTCTGAGAATTGTCTATACCCATTGAAAATACTTCACCACCCGGGACGTTCCAAGAGACGATTGGGTCGCCACCTAATATGCCAGAAACTTCGAGCGCTACACGAGCATTGTCCTGTTCGGTACTTTTTACGAAAATACCACCCGCACCAGTCCCCATCACGTGTACAGGGACGATTGCTGTATCCGTACCTACACCGATGTGAGACCCTGCGTATACATTAGTTGAATGAATGTTGGAGGCTACACCTAGACCACCCGAAACCACAAGGGCACCTGTGGTGACTGAAGACGAATCCGTGGTATCTTGTACCCTAGCATCACCACCAATGTCGAGGGACGTCGAAGGGGAAGCTTCGTTGATACCCACCCTCGAAGTGCTCACATCCACGAAAAGGTTGGAAGCGGCACCCACGGTGAGATCGTTCGCAAGGCTTGTGGTTCCAGTGACATCTACATTCTCGTTCACCACTAAATTATGTTGAACCTCCACATTCCCTATGAGGTCAATCTGCATTACATGATCCGCATCTTCATAATCTAGAATGTGTTCATCTGTAAACGTATTTTGTGTGTAGCTTATAGCAAATCTGTGGTCCACTGCGCGGTAAATGAGGGCAACGTTGGCATATTCACCACCATCCTTATGTTCCATCATGATTCCCGTATCCAAGGTATGGACCTCGTTATTCGCACCAATCCCGAAAATGCGATCTGAAATGGTCACAGATTCAGAGTTGAGAATGGTCGTGTTACCACTTAGAGTGAGGTTACCCAAGAACTCAGCCTCGGCCGCTGACACGACGTAAGTACCTCCGGCTGTGAAATAAATGGGAGATTTTTCGAGGTACCCGTCAGTTCCAACCATGGGGAGGTATTTATTAATAGGATCTGCAAGACCTGTCACAGAAATATTTGACCCTATTTCGACGTTCCCAGTTGTCACGAGACCTGTGGTCACATTTGTAAATTTAATCGTGTTCGACGTCGTATTGGAGGTATCAGTCACTTGTTGGAGGGTTTGAAGTTGAGTCAACAAATTGGAGGGTTCAATCTTTTTGAGATCGTTGTTCACGTTGTTCACGTACACATAGTTGATGGCATCTTCATCTAAAACGATTTGAGCGTTGGGAATATCGTTCGCACGACCGATACCTGTGACGAAGACACCTCCGTTACTCTCATGCACTTTTGTCACGATACCAACATTTTGAATGAGATCGTTATTGAATGGCTTAACATTCGAGAGACCACCGGGTACGGTGTTACTCACATACACAGTTTCACCCGCGACGAAATCTTCGGTCACAACACTGAGAGCTTTACCGTACGCAACCGCTGTTCCTTGCTGACCGGGTGTGAGGAGCTGATTCGAAAGACCGATACAAGGCATCGTAGAGGGGTCATTTGATTGTGCAAGACCGACATTGAGAATATTAGAATTGTGTGTTCCCCTCACGTAGACGGCATCACCTGCGTTGATGTCGACACCGGCATCGTTTCGAATTTTTATGTATGTGTGTACAGGATATTCATTCACCCAATCCGTACCATCATAGACGAGTAACTGGTCAGTCAGTGGTCCGTCGAGATTGACGTTGTATAATTGATCGACTTTTATGTTGACGTTCGACGTGAGATCGGTCGTCAAAGCCGTTGTCGGGTTTGTAAATTTAATTGTGTTGGATGTCGTGTTACCATGGTCAGAAACGACTTGTAAGGTAACATTGGAGAGAAGTCCACCATCACCATAATACCCTGTCGCATACACATTTCCAGTGACGTTCAGGTCAGTTTGAACGTCAGTGTTTCCAGTGACCACCACATTCGAAGAGACGAAGGCGTTCCCGGTGACGTTGAGCTCGGATTGAGCGTTCAGGTTCGAGGACACAAAGGCGTTCCCAGTGACATTGAGCTCTGACTGAGCGTTTAGATTCGATGAGACGAAGGCATTCCCAGTGACATTGAGCTCTGATTCCGCGTTCAGGTTCGAGGACACAAAGGTATTCCCAGTGACGTTGAGCTCAGATTGAACATCAGTGTTTCCAGTGACGACAACGTTCGAGGACACAAAGGCATTCCCAGTGACATTGAGCTCAGATTGAACATCAGTGTTTCCAGTGACGACAACGTTCGAGGACACAAAGGCGTTCCCAGTGACATTGAGATCGGATTGTACATCGGTATTTCCAGTGACGACAACGTTCGAGGACACGAAGGCGTTCCCAGTGACATTGAGCTCCGATTGTACATCTGTGTTTCCGGTGACTATGACGTTCGAGGAGACGAAGGCGTTCCCAGTGACATTGAGTTCCGATTGAGCGTTAAGGTTCGAAGAAACGAACGCATTACCAGTGACATTGAGTTCCGATTGGGCGTTCAAGTTCGAGGATACAAAGGCATTCCCAGTAACATTGAGTTCCGATTGAGCGTCAAGGTTAGAAGAAACAAAGGCATTCCCAGTAACATTGAGTTCCGATTGGACATCAGTGTTTCCAGTGACGATGACGTTAGAAGAAACAAAAGCGTTCCCAGTGACATTGAGTTCCGATTGAGCGTTAAGGTTCGAAGAAACGAACGCATTACCAGTGACATTGAGTTCCGATTGGGCGTTCGCATTTCCGGTAACGTTTAGATGGGATTGAGCGTTAAGGTTCGAAGAAATGTTCGCATTTCCAATAACGTTTAGATGGGATTGAGCGTTGAGGTTCGAAGAAATGTTCGCATTTCCAATAACGTTTAGATGGGATTGAGCGTTGAGGTTCGAAGAAATATAAGCTTCACCGGCTACATTAAGATCTGTATCGGTATCAATACTACCAGTTGCGTTTATTCTACCTAAAACGTCCAATTCTACATTTGGTGTAATTGTATTAACTCCGACGCGAGAATCAGTTTGATTTACATGAAGTACCCCTCCATTTGCTGTAACATTTCCATCAAAATACGAATCCCCCAAAACCTCTAATGACCCGCCCCTATAGGCAAATGTATTTATAGCAACACTCGCATTCGCATCATCTACACTAAATACGTTACTGACGTTGAAATTGTTCGAAGCACGTAAGTTCGAAAACAAACCATCTACAAAAAATGAAGGTCCATGTACTGAGAGATTCGAATCTAATTCTAAATTCCCGTATATATGCGTATTAATAGAGTTTGAGGATGGGATAATATTAGAATCATTCGCATTACTGTCCGTGTAAGCGATTATGAATTCTTCATCATTTTCTATGTAACCCATGGTTACATTTGTTCCCGTTCTATCCATTATGATACCCATATCGGAATCTAAATTACCTTTACCAAGTTCGACGATAGCATCTTTAATTGTAAGATTAGTAGTGTCTATGGTTGTGACAGTGCCCATCACGTTCAAATCTCCACCAATGACAACATTTTCACTTATATATGTGTTTCCTGAAACACTGAGAACGTTTGAACCTTCTTCATCGACGTAAAACTTTGTACCCACATCAAGGGTGTGGATGGGCGCACCATTCGCGATACCTACATTGGACATGGTTGTGACAGATGTTTCTGGGTCGTTGAATGACACAGTATTCGAGGTGACGTTTCCATTGATGACGACATCTTCGAGACCTGCATTAAGGACACTTTTCGCTGAGGCGATTGATTGAGAAATCTCTTTCGTTTCCTCATTGTAAATCAACATCTTGAAATTTGAATCTTCATAATTTTCCTCTTTTCTGATGGGTGTCATGTACACCGAACCAGGTTGTGTTGTGTCAATTTCTACATTACTGGCATTGAAGACGATTGTATTTTCACCCTGGTCTTCCGTACAGTTTTTACCAAACCTAATTTTGGTCGACCGTTCGATCGTCGGTATGTTCTTGACCATTTAATATAATGAGGCATTTTAATTTGCGTAGAGAAGACCCGCCATGCCATTTTCGATACGTAAGATGTTATAATTGACTGCATATATTGGGTCATTGATGGGCATAGTCTCACTCATGATTTTGGCTGATGTGAGGCGACTGAAGTTTAGGGTACCTGTAGGTTGGAGAGAACTCGTCGAGAGGCAGAAGCAGTACAGAAAGAAATCGGGAGACGTCACAAAGTTTGTGTGATAGTAATTGGTAACATCTATAAAGTGTGGTTTTCCCCATCTGTAGTTGCTTACGTCGAGACCATTGATATTCAATTTAACTTTGTTTGTGGGGGACGTGAGGGCGCCATCGGTGGTGGTGTCAGAAGAGGCGAGATACTTGACTGGGTGATTGAACGTGAGGTCTTGAATCACAGTTCCACTTGGAATATTCTTTTGAACCTGGGTGATGAGGAGATCATGTTTTCTAGATGCAACCTGACCACGCTCTTCATTGTCGAGGTAATAATAATTCGCGAAACATTCAACGTTATAATTTGAAGCTGCTGTAGCCCAATGGATCCTAATTTCAACATTATGATAGTTTAGGGCTACAAGGGGTAGAGCGCATTGTGGGCCCCTCACAGAAAAAGAACCTGAGAGGGTAAAAAAACGAGCGCGCAGAAATACCCGGGTGTGTACCGTTAGCACTCCTAGATACATTTTGTGCAAATGTATCTATGGCAATCTTCTCTGTGAAAATTGCATCTTGGGTGTCAATAACGGAACCACCTATTAAAAGCTCAACTTTATCGATAATGGTGTCCCATCGTTGAATATCGAGGGCTTGGGTTTTGTCATCGAGTGTAAAATACACATAACTGAGAAGATCACCAGATCTCTCAAATTGGATGCTAGACATAGAATTGTTTTTCACCGCTCCGTGGATGGTTTGTTTTTCAACGGATTGTGAAAAATTAGCATGGCGTTTGAATGTTGAACTGAAGAAAGATATTTCAGGATTACCCATGATATATTTATCCTGGGCACCTATAGCAATCAATTGAACAACACCGGCAGACATGGTAATACTAATTTAAGGGGAGAAAAATTACAGGTTGGGTTTTCTACAGACGAAACGAAGGACTAAAAAATTATTTTCAGCGGGATTTGGTGGTGTTATAAGAACACCACTTTGATTACGAATACTGATAGTGAGACGATCAATTCTTCGAATAGGGTTTACGTATTGCACAGCAATTGGGTAATCATCTTTGAAACTTATTATACCAGTATCATCTGTAGTCACAATACTGGCAAAAGATTTTCGAAGCATACCTAACGATGCCTGACCTTCATAAACATTGGTAGCGCGATCATTAAATGTAGAATTCAACTCATCAATGGAAATGTAACAATGTTCACTTCCATTAGCTGGTGTGACTGTATTAATTCGAGCGGCTAGAAGTCGAGCCTGTACAACATTTTTTAGAGGCTGACTCAAAAAACATGTCCATGTGTTCGCGCTAGTCTGATTAAGAGTATCAACAGTGATGGTATGATATTCATAGTTTAGATCGGGAATCATATCAGTTGGCGATGTAATCAGAGCCATTTATTATTAGCTTAGATTAAAGATCCACCAATTCCATCCGCGATCTCATATCCGGCATGATCACCTACAAGTTTTTGGGCACCACAAAGACCACCTGGGGTAAGACCAACCGAGTAAGGGCTGTCCTCCTTGCCTGAACCAGCGGTACACTCAAGGTCGGGCTTGAGGTCGAAGAGAGATTCTTCACTGACAGGTGTAATGGTAATTGGCCTGGGCTGATAATTCGCGGTCTTCACAGTCATAAAAGACAGAACGAAGATGAGGGTCATCAAAACCGCGATGGCCATAAGAGCATTGCGATCACTCTTGTTGAGGTTAAGATTAAACATTTATAATAGACATAGATTTTTTTAAAGTGCGTTAAAGAGATTTTCTTAGTTTCTAAATAGACAGTAGATGGACGAAGAAATCGTACTCGATAGGGGTCAAACGACTGTGATGAAATTAGATGCTGATGAACAGGCCCTGATGGATGAGATTCAAATTTCTGCACCACGACCAAAACCTGTACCTCGACCCACAAGGCCTATGCAAAGACCTCAACAATCTTTTCAGGGTCAGGAGGCTATGGATGCTTTTGTGAATCCCAACAAACAAAGTGCCCCAGCTCAGCCTCAACAGGATGAGGAAATTGATTATGGTGAGGATGAACCAATGATGTTCGATGATGATGAACCCATGGGCCCAGGTCCTAGTGACCAGGGTGAGCAACCCTCAAAGGGGTACACTTCAATTGACGAAGAGAAGTCGGATCTTATTAATAAATTAGCTCGACTTGAGAAGAAGGGGTTTGCAGTTAACAAGAGGTTGAACGCTTACTCGAATGTTGATGAACTCAGATCAGAGGTCAAGAGGATTACATACAGCATAGATGTTGAACAATCAGTTCGCTTCTCTCGCCGTATGTTGGTCGCCTGTGTAACTGGACTTGAATTTTTGAATAAGAGGTATAACCCATTTGAGATTCAACTTGAGGGTTGGTCTGAGTCTGTTATGGAGAATGTTGATGATTATGATGGTGTATTCGAGGAACTATATGTGAAATACAGATCTAAGGTCAGTGTTGCACCAGAGGTCAAGCTGATTATGATGTTGGGTGGCTCAGCAATGATGTTCCATCTTACCAATAGTATGTTCAAATCGGTGATGCCTAACATGAATGATGTTATGAAGCAGAATCCAGACCTGGTGAAGAATATGATGGCGGCGGTTCAGAACACTACCCGTGACACTAGTGGACCCGCCGTTGATGCACCCGTGGGTGGATCAGGGCAGTACGAGATGCAGGGACCCGGACTTGATATTTCAAGCCTCATGGGTGGCATTTCGATGCCTCCCCCACCCCCAATGAATACCTCAATGGGACAAGGACCCTCGGCGCCTCAGCCTGTTGAGGAGGATGATGATCTCTCTGATATTGTCTCCATCTCGGGGGAATCCACGGGTGGTGAGGTCAAGGAGGTGAACGTTGGGGGTACCACCAAACCCAAAAGAAATACTCGAAAGAAGAAGACGGAAATTAATCTCTGATTACTATATAAATGATAGCGTACTGTCCGCTGGAGGATTTGGAACCTCCCATCAGGCCGAAGCGACCTGTTGTTGAGTCCAGGGCCGTAGAGGTGAAACCTCAGATCGGTCGCGAAGAAACTGAATTGAATTACGTCGTCATGGCTTTTATCGTTGGCGTTCTTATCTTAGCCGTTACCGATTCCATGAAGGCGTAAATGTTAAGTGTACCTCGAGGTTTTCCCTCGTCGTAGATTTAATTTCCGAATAGTATACCACCCAGACCATCCTTTATGCGTAGTACATTATAGTTGACAGCGTACAAGTAGATGGGGTCCCCATCCCTACCTGGTGCTACACTTGCACCACGAATTGTAAGTTTGGCATTGTCGAGACGACTGAAATTGCATGAACCTGAAGGGTTGTATTGCGATGCATTCATACAGAAATGGTACGCATAATACCTCGTATAAAATAGAATGTTCCTTGAAATGTCATATTCTGTCGCACCGTATTCAGACTTGTAATAATTTTGAATCGTGTGAAAATACATAGGTTTCATATTTTCAAATAAAGCTGTGCCATTTATTTGAAGGTCCACTCCAGTGAATGTAAAATAGTCATCAACGTAGGCGTCTGTTTTTGACTGAAAACCAAAAAACAATGACTTTACAGGATGATTAAATTGAGACAAGTCTATGGTATTGTACCCATCTTCTACATTAAGTGGGTGTTCAAAGCGTTGAACCTGTGTTATGACAAAATCCATAGAACGCCTCACAATACTCTCCCTCTCTTCCTTATCGAGAAAGATGTAGTTTCCATAAATTTCAACTTTCTTTTCATCTTCGGTGAGTCCAAGTAGACTCGATTCATCGTAATGAATTTTTAATTCGACTTGATGATTTTGAAGTGCGACGAGAGGTAAAAACGCCTTGTGATTACAGAAAAAGAACTGAAGTGGAATGAATCCTGAATTGGTAGAGCTTGCTTTATTATTCAGTTCCCTAGATTTAGTGTATGTGTCGGATAAATAGTTTGGCCATATGTCAGCATAGTAGTCAAAGTGTTGGGAGTCAACCTTTTGACCCCCGACATACAAATCAATCGTGGAATTATAAAACATGTTCATCATTTTATCCGAACCCTGAAGCCATAAAGCATTTATGACATCACCCAAGACAGGTATAGTCACCGAAGTGTCATTCTCGTTTATTGTTTTAATAAACTTTGGGGCTTGAGAAAAATTTGTGTGACGGGTAAACTTCATTCGAAAGAAGGAATGTCCCTCTTCACTCGTCAAGTACACGTCTTGAACACCCTTGGAAACGAGTTGTATCAATGCACCAGACATTTAATAGTTATTCAGATTATAAAAACAGACACTTTCCCTGAGGGAATTCGTTCTTACTCTCTTCAACGTGATTTCCATGTATTTTGAAACCACCTTGGCGATATACTTTCATTCGTTTGTAATACATGGCTGTGAAGACTGACCACGGATCATGAACGTCATAAATATGTGGTTCATTCTTCTTTCCTTTCGTTTCTCTCATGATTCGTCCAATACTCTGTGTAATATCTGACTTGGGACTCGCTAAAATAACGGTATCGAGTGTTGGGATGTCGAGACCTTCATGGGCCTGACTGAAGGTTGCAAAAATAATCTTCTTCTTTGAAGATTCTAGAAGCTGGGCTTCTTTCATACCACCCATATAGAGTCCAGACGTCTTTGGAAAGCACTGGTGGAGAAATTCACAATGATGTCGTCTATCACTAAGAACGAGTAATTGTCTACTACCACCCGAAGCTTTTTTTACCAATTCCACTAACATCTTATTTCTATTGCGATCTTCGACGAGTTCTGTGATCATGTTAGGCATCGAAATCTTCCCATTTCGCATAGATGGAGGTGGGTTTCTATAATTTGGAGAATCAAACGTAACTGGGAATACTTCCACCTGTTCCTGATTTTTACGTTCTACGGCGAAAAAGGTAGGTCCCATGAACCAGTGAAGAACCTTTGTGAGACCATCTTTTCGTTCGGGTGTCGCCGAAAGACCGTAAATATGACGAGGACACAGTTTAAATAGAGACTGACTGAAAACCTTTGCACATATGTGGTGTGCCTCGTCTACTATGACAGTTCCTATACTTTCAAAATCTGAAAATGAATACTCTTTCAGTGAGAGGGACTGAAGCATAGCGATGACAAAATCACACTCAACTTCTTTTTTATTTTGTTGTACGACACCAATTGTAGCACCCGGGCAAAACTGCTTAATGCGTTCCCGCCATTGGTCCGCGAGAAACTGTTTATGTACTATAATCATCGTGCGATACCCGAGTTTGGACGCTATGGCCAGGGATACTGTCGTTTTACCGTAGCCGCATGGTAAAGAAAGGACGCCATGCCCTGCTTTAATAGCTGCTCCGAATGCTTCGTTTTGGTGTGTGGCATCTCGGAGTTGCCCTGCAAATCGTTTGCTTAATTAGTTGGTTCTGGTCGTTGTCATGTTTAGGTTCTCCAAGTTTAGAAGTTCCATAGAATCTGGGAACGCAGACTCCATTCTTAGCTGGTTTGAAAACTTTGAAAGGCGGTGGAGGAAATCCAAAATCTCCATTCACGATGGGTCTTACCGTTAATTCCTTTTTAATTTCTTGGATTGGACCCGAATCTACAAGATATCCAGTCCTAGTGAGAACGGTCATGACATACTTATTTAAAGAGTGATAAACTTTAAATGAGTAAAGATGCCTACCGTAGACGTTGAAGAAAATATTAAAAAGTTCAGATGAACATCGACAGATGAACCCAGAGAGGTGTTTCGTCTCCAAGGGTATCTTAAGTACTTTGAGGGATTCAAGAAGGGTGGTCTGAAAACCATCGATCTCCCCAATGACCCAATCCGTCGATCCACTGATTTGATAGAGGAAATCGAGAGTATCCAAGAGAAGCCTGAGTAATTACCAACATTCCAAACACCCTTGAAGTCTATTTCGACTTCAACATCATCACCCTTTATTAGAGACTGAATGGGACGTCCTTTGACGCTGCACATCACTCTCCTATAACGAAATGGTACCTTCACAGTAAGAATATTCCCATCGAGAGGATTATCAATATTTGTATTTGCAAGTAAGTGCCATTTATTTGTATGCATTCGTTCTATAATTTCCGAGACTTTAGCAGGAATTATATAACGGATATACTTTTTAGAATTGAAATCATACATGGGTTCGTGAACTTTAGCCACAAACTTCATTGATCTCTATTACGATACACTAAAATTAAAACTATAAGCAACACGAGAATGAAAAGTAGGACTTGTGTGAGAAGTAGAGGTTTGAGTGGTTTTCTTGTACCAAAACATTCGTGACTTAGGGCTCTAGATACCTCAGTACCGGCTTCAATACTCGAGTATGGAGTTTCACGAGGAGACATCATACCACACATCGCAACTTTAGGGCATTTACCAAAGAATGGGAGTTGACCATGAAGGCTGAGAACCCCAGAAGATTGAGAAAAGGACCACCTCTCTTTTTCTACTTCCCATTCTGCACCCCAACCAATTCGCATATCAACGGGTTCAGGTAAACCAAGTTGTTTTACAACTTCTTCTTTTATGGTTTCGGGATTAGAAGTTAATATTTCTTCACTGAGGTCACATATGACACATGATATGGTATTGGTACCGAACAGAACTTTAGGTTGTAAGTTCCATTTAGTTTGAATTGCTATTTCGAGATCCGTTTTCATGACTGGTGTTTCGTCATAATCGACAAGAACATTTATAGCACCATACGTACTTCCTTGTAATTGTTTAGTAGCGTCAGGACCCCAATTATCACCTAAAAACTTCATAGCTGGACTGTTGTCGAGACACAAAAAGAGCATTCCATCATCAATAGTTCTTTCATCCGAAAATGTAGCCACAAAGTCATCTTCACCGTATTCAACATTCATCAATTCTGTACCAAAAATAAAGTTGGCACCAGCGTTAATGAGTGCTTCTTCCATAGCATCACACATCACCTTACCTGACTCCTTCTGTGTGTACATTTGTGAAAGTATGGTATGATCTAAATTTTTTACAAACTCGTACGCTGTCATGACATCCCATGTAACCCCATCCATGATAAGTGGTAAATGTTCTATATATTTTTCACCTTTATCACTTAAAGGTCCTATTGCATCTTTTAGAGATATACCCTTAAATTTTTGAGGTTGTGCAAGTACTCGAGAGAAAAGAGAAATAAGAGTTCCGTAATCTTTTACACCTAAAGATTTGAAAGCAAAATCAAAATGACCCATACGTTCAACTGGTTGGAATATTTCATTCCAATCGATGTTCATTTCAGAAAATAGTGACTGTGTATTAACAAATGCCTTATCAAACACAATTCTATGTGCGTGAAGATCCCGTGTTTCCATGTCAGGTTCCCACCAAGAACCACCAGCTGATACCTTCCTATCATATATAGTGACGTCGTGCTCCCCTGATCTAAGTATTTCCCATGCGAGAGACATTCCCGTTGGACCTGCTCCGATGATATGAATCTTCATTCTACTTTTAGCCGATATATATTTTTTCATGAGTCAACGTGTAAAAGAGGACGAGACCCATCGTGAGCCAAAGTTCTGGGGACATGTACTGACGACCCCTGTACACGATGAAGCCGATGAGAAGGAGGTGCATGGGGATAGGTTCAGTCCCGTACTTGATATAGAACCCTATGGCTGCAGCGACAGTCATGAGTAAAGCACCCACAAAGGATGCCATCGAGGGTTTGTACAAAAACCACGCAGTGAATAACAACGCGACATACGAGATGAATATCGAACGCCTGAGAAATTGACCAGGGCTGCTGACGACGTCGAGTTTTTTACCACCGAGAAGTTTGGCGACCCAGTGTGGTCCCAGTATCAAGTAAGAGAGATAGATGATTATGAACGTCTGCCACATCTATTATACGAGACCGGTTTTTTTTCGCTCCTCGGGGGTCTTGAGGGCGTAGAGAACAGTCACGAAAATGAGGGTGGAGAGGAGGGCATACTCGAAGTCCTGAGTCGCACTGAAGGCGATGAGCATCAGAGACATGAATCGGAACACATTGTTATTGAACAGCACCTTGAGACGCTCTGGGATAACGACGGCATTACCCGAGAAGAGACCTTGGTACAGGATGATGAGAGAAAACAGGACTGGTTGAGACTTGATTAAAAGTTCAGCGGGACCCGTCAATGGTCCAAAAGCGTTCGCGATAGGCTTGGTCATATATCTTAGATAAAGAAAAAACTTCTAATCCTATATTATGCTATGCGTGGCAAAACAATCACCTGTCAGAATTCCCAATAATCGGAAACTGCAGACATGGAAATTTGCAGGTAAATTTCTATGGAAGAACGCCACTGTACAAAATAAATCTGAATTGGGTCGTTGGACGAAGGGGGAACTCCTCGAACTTGGACCAACCTTTGTAAAATTAGGTCAAATCGCATCGACGAGAGGGGATCTCTATCCACCAGAATTTACAAAAGAGTTGGAATCATTGCAAGATGACGTCCCTCCCGTGGATTTCGATACCAGTGTAAATTATGACATTTTCAAAGAATTTGACCCTGTACCATTTAAGTCTGCGAGTATAGGTCAAGTCCATATGGCCACTCTCCAGAGCGGTCAAAAAGTTGTTGTAAAAATAAAACGCCCAGGAATCCTGAATATTATGAAAGAGGATACAAATACCATACGAGACATTGTACACTTTCTAGAACAAATTGGTATCGACACCGGGAATAGTTCGGGTTCAGTCTTAGACGAGTCTATAGAGTACCTCCTTGGGGAAGCTGACTATAGACAGGAGATTGATAACGCCATAAAGTTTCGAAAAAGTATGAAAGATGTTGACTGGGTTAAAGTTCCGAGGGTCTATAAAAAGTATTCAAATGATGAGATGATTGTCATGGAGTATGTACCTTCAGTGAAGTTGACAGAGATTACAGACAGGAAGGTGAACAAGAAGAAGATATGTGAAGCCCTAATTAACTCATATGTGATTCAAACTATGGATAACGGCCTCTTCCACGCCGACCCACACCCAGGTAACCTGGGATTCTCACCCAACGGGAAACTTGTATTTTATGACTTCGGTCTACTCGTACCATTATCAGAAGAACTCCGAGATGGATTCACGAAACTTTTTGGTTCCATAATCATGAGAGACACTGCTGGTATAGTTGATACCCTGGTCAAATTGGGTGTTATCGTTCCAACTTCTTCGGATGTTTCGGATATTGAACTCTTTTTTGAAACCATATTGGGATACTTGGAAACTCTCGACGGTTCTGGAATCGTGAATGATGATCTCGCTGCACAACTTGCTGTTGAAAAACCATTTGTCGTACCGAGTAGTTTTGTGTACCTCGCCAAAGCCTTCTCCACGATTGAAGGTATTTGTCTTAAACTGGATCCAGATTTCAATTACTTCACCTACCTGGAACCCCTCATCCAACAACAAATCATAGAGTCTGTGGATGTTGGAGATATATTTATGAAGACAACCGAGATACCCGGGACAATCAGTAAGATAAATACAGCCGTGTCGGGTCTTCAGAAGTCGAGGGGGTCTATGAAACGTTCGATGGTCAAAACACAACAGGAAATTAAGCTCGTCCAATACAGCGTGGTGTGTGCTCTATTGGCTGAGAGATTTGGGGACAATCCACCCCTGGCGATGTTTTTTGTTTTTTGCACCATATGGCTTACTTTTCGTAAAAGTCGATAGACTTTTTGCCACTCTTCTTGGGCTTGTCATCCTTCTTGACCAACCTGTTATGTTCCTCAAAGTACCCCTTCAAACGGCTCTGCTCATCACGGAAAATATCAGAGAACTTCTCTTTGATCTTTTCCACGTCAGTGTCACGTTCCTTCTGGATCTTCTTACTCAACCTCTTGAACCCCTTGTTCCTCTTCTCGGCAGCGAATACATTCATTGTGTTTGTAATGGCGAGCATTTTTACTTTGTATCGATATTTAAATTCTTAAGTTTCTTCAACCTGGCGACACGTCGAGGCTGACGGGCTTCTTCCATCTTCGCCGCTGCCGTATCTTTATAGTCAAGTGCTGGCGTTTCTTTCTTCTTGGGGTGTTCAATCACCTGAACGTACCCCAGTTTACGGGCAAGCACGGGACGTCGGGACACTTCGAATAGACACAGGGTCGGGTTTGGGTGGATAGCGCACATTTTGTTCATCTTGTAAGGTACTCATTCTGGGGATTTTATTTTTAAACGTTTCAACTTTTCCTGAAACTCGCGGCGCTCACCAGGGGACTCAATCTCTTTCCCAGTGGCTAACGCCTCAATCTCGGGACCCGTGAGCTGCATCGCATTCACCCTAAAATCCATGAACGCCTCCATCGTGATAGGGACAAGGGGTTTCACCAAGTCAAAGATGGCCGTGGCATAGTCTCGAATCTCCTTCTGAGCGTGAGCATCCATACGGAGGTGGAGGTAGTGGAGGAGGTTGTGTAGGTTAATTTTCCAGTAAAATTCAGTATAGGTCGATTGAGGGAGGGTACCACGAGCCTGTTCGCGACAGGCTCCATTCTCCAAGAGTTCTTCATAGACATCAAAGGATTGACTCAATTGCTGAGCCACTTTATTGTCTAGGTCACCCTTGAGTTCCACCACACCCTCAGAACCCTGGTGATTCACTTGGGACTGGCCACGATACGTATCAGGTTCGTAGTACTCCTTGGGAACCACCGAGTACCGAGCAGAGAGTTCATTCACACTGGCGGTGCGGTGCCGAAGGTGTTGTCGGGCAATGTAGATGGGCATCTTGATGTGAAACTTGAAGTCGACCATTTCAAAAGGGGTTGTGTGCCAATGACGTAGGAGGTAACGAATGAGGCCACGGTCTCCACGAGAGGTTTTGGTACCGTCACCGTAGGAGACTCGGGCTGATTGGACGATGGACGAATCCAAATCTTTTTGAGGCATGTGATCCACGAGTCTGACGAATCCATGGTCGAGGACTTTTTGCATTGTACATATCTATCCGTTCAAATCTTTAATAATCACAACTATCATTAAATGGTACTTCCCCACAAAAGTCGTACAGCTCATAAAGCTTCTCTTGGGTCTTTTCGAGTTCAATCCTTGTGTCATTCATGGCATCCATGGCTTCATCCACAAGTTCCAAGAAGGTGTCCAGTTCGTCGAGAGCCACGCGATGGGTGTTCCTGTTTGGCTTCCTCGTGTGAAAGGCAGACTTGAGACGCTTATTACTTTTGATAACCTTGTCGATGTGGGGCTTGTTGGGGGTAGCGGACATACGGATAGTGAGAGACATTTTTATAGGTACTTCTTACTTCAAATCCTTATATCACTCATGAATCGGGATCAAGATAATCGACTACTACTTCAGAACTTTATTTATATTTTTTCCAGGATATTAAAATTATTTTCTCAGGACATGGCATGGAATATACCCCGACTACATTTTTCATTTTAGAGAATGAAGACCTTGGGTGGTGGTGGGTTGGTAAGACTGGAATGAAATTAGACACTAACGGATTTCCAGTACATAGGTCTGTGTCACATGACCAGTTAAATGAACAATTAGAAAGAAAATATAAAACACATCAGGATTACCTAAATGCTTACTTGTATCTCCAAATCCTGAACAAGAACGAATGTGTGTGTTATGGTGTGGAACGTTGGTTATCTAAATTAGAATACGAAATCAAAAGAAAGTCTGATAAATATAAAAATTTGAAAAGACTATTGACAGCTGGATGGAAAGATGAGGACTATACATCAAACTCAACAATAAACGTTTTGAATGTGTGGAATGTACCAGATGCTTTAGGAAGACCTAAAAATATGATAAATGTCAAAGAACTTTATGAGGATTTGAAGAAAAATTGGGGAACACCAGATTCGTCAAAGCCACGAAGTATGCATAACCTTTCATCATGTCTGAATGAAAAAGTGAAAACAGATTTGGAATACATGAATAAACGAACACGACAAATCATAATTGCAAAATGTAAATACTCTAAAAAGTTTCCAAAACCTGAAATCATGCTGAAATACAATATAAGTCGTGAAGAATTAATTTAAAAAATAAATCCCAGTCCAAAATAAGATGCCTCATAAAGACCCAGAAGTAAAGAGAGCTTATCAGAAGAGGTATGAAGCCGAAAATAAAGAGCGACTAAAACAGAAGCAGAAGGAGTATTACGAGGCAAATAAGGAAAAACGTAAAGAGTATGCCCGTGAATATAATAAAGCTAGATATGCAGCCCTAAAAGAAGCTCTTGGTGATAAGAAACTTGTTGTCAAACTTCCAGAGCCTTCTTCAACTCCGCAAGGTCTCGATAGTACCTCTTCAAGTCCTTCATAAACCTCTTGTTGTTTTCGAGAACTTCACACTCAGGTTTGTTTAAGTAAATCCACGCCAAGTTTGATTTGGAATACTTTGTTCTCTTTTGATTCTCGTTGGGTTTGCGAGCCACCAACTTTGTTGTCTTCTTTTTTTTTGAGGCTGGTAGAACCTCAACTCTATTGACAAAGGAGAGTGCCTGCATCACAGTGTCCGCCAAGTCATCCTTCTTTTTGGATTTGAGAAAGTTGTCGAGCCAGTGTGCGTTGGTGGTGCCATCACGGATAAAGGCTTCACATCTCTCGATGGACACCTTCTTCCTCTTATTGTACTGCGCCTTCCCTGGACCCGCGACATCTGGAATCTTGTGACGAGCATCGTAGAGGATAGTCTCCGCCTTTGGACATCTGATGATGAAGTAGGCGTAGAGGAAGTGCATCACAGAGACCATCTTCTTGTTACGGTCAGGTTGCTTTTCGATGAGAATCGTATCGGCTGTGAGTACCCAAGGTCTCGCATCGAGGTGGTCTCTCATGGAGACGTAGATACCGTCGGCGTGTTGGGGTGGCACACCATCGACATCCCACTCCCTCACCAAGTTACCAGCCTTCTCATCCAGGAGACACATAGCAAGATTCTTTATACCAACATCAATACTGAGAATCATTGGTATAAAGGATTAATATTTCTTTAAACTAGGATGAAGTGCATAGCTCATAGGGGGTACTCTCTCACACATAGGGACAACAGCATCGAGGCTATTCGTGAAGCGGTACACCGAGAATACGACGGTGTCGAGATTGATGTACAATTGTGTGGAACAGGTGAGTTGGTTTTGTACCACGATGTGTATATAGGGGACTACTTTGTCGGGGAGCTATCACTACAGAAACTCAAGGAGATGGGTGTATGTTCATTGAGGGATGTCTACGAGGAGGTTCCAGAAATTAGGGACACATTGGTATTCATAGACATCAAGGGAAATGACCTTTCAGTCGTGAGGGGACTTGAAATCTTTTATCAGGAAGAGTCAACTGCTCGTGTGACATTTTGTAGCTTCAATCGAAAAATTGTCTACAACTTACCACAGAGATTCAAAAAGGGTTCCACATTCGAGACGACGTTTCACCCGAGTGAGTACGACACGGTAACGAGGGGTCTCGACGCCGTTGTACTCCACTGGACGTGCTTAGACCACGACTTCATAACGTACTGTAGAATGGCAGACATCAAGGTATATACGTATACACATAAGGAGGACAAGGAGTTGGAATATATGTATAGGTATGGTGTCGACGGAATCATCACAAATGGATTTTAGTGACCCTTCATACGGGAGGCGCCAGCATTGGCAAATTTGGTCGCCGACGACTGGCCAGCAGGAGAAAGGAGGAAAATGAGGAGGAAGCAGCAGCAGCATACAGCGGCGAAGACACTGAACATGACCATCTCGGAACTGGCACCAAGTACACCAGCGATGCCACCGAAAAGAGAGTCTGCAATTTGAGCGATACCACCTCGAGACTGTGACACATCAGCTTCGACGGTCGCAGCGAGGGCTGTGACGACCGAGTTTTGAGCTAATGAGTCCGTAAGAGCCTTAGTTATCGCTTCGGCAGCAACCTTAGCTGTAATATCCTGATTAAAGTTAAGTTGACCACCTTCTGTGCAATCATAACCATCTACGATAAGATCACCACCTTGAATGTTCACAGATTCGGATACAGTTTCCGAAATATTAATCGTCTCGATAACATTTCTAATGTTCGTCTCAACCAGTTGGTTCACTTCTGTTCTAATCTCCTGATCTGTTTCACCAGATACCAATGCACCTAGTTCACTCCCCATCTGAGAAGCGTTTTCAAGTGCAGCCGTCGCCTGTGCAGCTAGTTCTGTGGCGATGTCATTTTTAATTTCTGTTGATGTCGCTGCATCTATCTCAGTCGATGCTGAGACTTCAGAACTTATCGTCTGTCCGAAAGCCATGTCACACCCCTTGATGTTTCGCAAAACAACCTTGAGATTCTGGATGTTCGCACCAGACGCCGTGGCGGATGCCTTATTGGTTGTCAACTGTTCAAAGACAATGTTGTTCACTGCCTCCATATTGAACGTGTTTTCAATCGTCTGACTGGTACTGGGAGCGGGACCCATCTTTACAATCATCTGAGAAAAAAAATGTACACCTATTTCAAATGAAACTGAATTTCAAGAAGATGAAAATGAACCAGGTCGTTCTTCTCATCTCTGTGATTGTCGTAATTGCCTGGATGGTCATGCGTTCCAGGGGGCGTGTCGAGTATAACGAGGGAGTAAAAGCTGAAGTTCGGCAGTATCTCGAAGAACACCGTGACAGCCTTTCTGACGGAAAGTTCCTCGTTCATGCGGAATTCAAAAAACTGACAGACAATGAGGACAAGTTGCGTGAGGTATTATTTGCGGCTGGTGACAGCGACTATGAGAAACTTCTAACGATTTTGGATTCGTTATAAAAATATTCTAGTACAATAGTAAGATGTCATGCAAACTTGAGTTGTGGCAGCACGGGAGTAAGACGGGTAATCGTGCATATTTCTTTAATAGTGACGACGGAGACCCCATGACAACTCAGATGAATAAAGTAAATGATGAAGATACGAGTGCTCAGGTTACAGGTGATTGTGCATGGGTCATCATGCAACATCCAGAAGGACACGGTGGTGGTGGCTTCATAGTAGACCCAGGTGAGTATGTTCCAAATTTGAGTGACTCAAATCACCACGGTGAGGGGAAAGGGAGTACAAACCATCGATTCTATAAGCGAGGTGACAACGTGAATCGTGTGATAAGACTCACACCCCCAACTGACGGGTACTATGATGACATTGATATTTACTTCAAACGGGCAGACAGTCTTGGACAATGGGGACATTTTCCGTGGGTGACGGAAGATTTACTCAACAATCCCAACGATTCAAATCAACTCATAACGAGTACGACGGATAAGGGTCAGCCGTGTCCAGGTGCTGCTAAGGCGTCTATCATTGGTCATAGAAAGTATAGATGTACGTATGATAATGCGAGTCAGATAAAAAATCTACACACGACGATAAAAAATAAACCTGGTGGTGATCCTCGAAAAGTTATGTACAACAACATCGTGAATAAATACTGCACAACAGCAACTCGTCTCGACGACGTTATTTCTTCTAATGGAACTAATAACAGATGCCGTGACGAAGTGGATAACGTGGCACAAGCAGTGTCTTATTGTAGCGTGGGCGACAGAATTAAATCAGAAACCACAATTTGTGCCGCCACTGAAGTAGGTGGGGATACAACATATGAAGCTATGGCCAAAGCGTATTGTGATACAGCCACGGGAAAATCCGATTCCTGGTGTGCATGTTACAATGTCTACAAACATTCTACTGATAAGAGTTTCTGTAACTCAAATCCCACCGCAACGGGTTGTCAGAAGATGAAAGATGGATTTGGTTTACTTGTCGAAAAAACGCCATCTAACCAAAAAGCTCTCTGGGACGGTATGGAAACATGTTTCGGTGGAGTCTGTGGTACTGGTACATTCAAACCAACGGGGTATAATGATAATTGTGGTAAAGACGTTAACGTGTGTATTCAGGATTTTACGATTGAAGGTTTAGATCAGTCAAGTGTTCAGGCTGCATGTGTCATTAATGCAGGTAGTCCTTCAGGTGTTTCAGATGGAAGTGGTGATGAGGAAAAAGTGGATGTTGCTGCAGTTATTGCAAAAGATGAACTCGACAAGGCTCAAGATGAACTTGCGGCTGCACAAGCAGCTGTCGATGCTGGGGAGCCTGGTGCCGAGGCACGTCTCGAGGCGGCATTACAAGAACTGAAAGATGCGGAATATACGTATAAAGATGCAACTATAGAACCCCCATCCCTAACAGATTTTCAAAACAATCCTCAAGCGTACTTCCCCCAAAGTATCGAGGGTTTGAAAGCCGACCAAAGGCAGCAAATTGGAGCTGGTGTCATTGGAGCCGTGGCATTGGCTTTTATGATGATGATGCTCCTACTCGTGGCGGGAGGTGGAGGTGGAGGTGGTGGCGCTCCAGTCAGGAGGCGAAGATACAGATAAATTTTCTAATGTTATGACAAGATAGATGAGTTGTAAACTCACCTTATATGAGCATGATTTGGGGAAAGGTTCGAGTAAACAAATCACGGCTTCGGGTTTTATTGGGAATTTTAGTGACAAAACGTCTTCAGTGAAAATGTCTGGTGATTGCACCAACACGGCGTGGGCGCTCATGGAACACCCCGAAGAGGATGGTTACGGTACGGGAATCATCATTGGAAAGGAGGACGAAAACAAAGTTCTTAACATCAACGACGCAAATCATCACGGTGAGGGGAAGGGGAGTAAAAATCACCGCTTTTACAAATGGGACAACAGAGTGAGTCATGTCCAAAAGATTGACGTTCCGTCGGGTACAATCCAAAAAGATGTGCGAATCTACGGGAAACGTAAAGACCAAAGAATGGGTGAATGGGGGCACTACCCATATGTAGATTCGAGTGACTTTACCACTCCAAACAGTTTGGGACAATGGATTACGAGTAAAGACAATAAAGGTAAACCCTGTCCAGGTGGGAAGGGGTATCCCATTGGACACCGAACGTTCCGTTGCATTTATGAAACAGCTGCGGAGATACAGGGTCTTTATAGTGGAATAGTGAACGCACCTTCAGGTGACCCTCGACGAGACCTTTACGGTGAAGTTGTCGGTGAGTTTTGCCAAGACACCAACCAGATAAATACAAATGTCGGTGGTGGAAAGACGTGTGAGGACTATGGTGCCAATCGAGTAGACTTCTGTAGTCAGGGTAATAAAATCAAAACAGACCCTGGGTGTACGAAGGGTATAATGGGTGCTGCGGACTACAACACAGTCGCGTCATCTTATTGTGCGTCTAATTCCAGTGATACCTGGTGTTCGTGTTACAATCTCGTGAACGACGTGTGTAGTTCAAACATGAGTGCAGCGGGGTGCCAAGATGCCCACAAGTTTTTGGATGAAAACAAAGATGCTTTCGGTATAGTGAAGGAGGTTGAGGATGCCGAGAGAGCTGTGGAGAGGGGTGAACCTGGTGCTCAACAAAAACTTAATGAAGCAAAGGCGAAGAATGGCTACAGTATCCTAAAATCAAAGACGCATTGTCGTCCATATGCATGCAAGGATGGATTCATCCCTACAAATCACATGCAAGGATGTGCATCGTCGTACAAAATCTGTGACAAGGACATCGATATACGAAACTCAACAAACACGGATATTGTCATTGCGTGTAACGCGGATTTCAGACCCAGTGCTTTACCAGATTGGTGGAATGACCCATTTGATGATAGTTTTTTTGACAAGGATAGGGTGTTCCCATACACCAAATTTCCCTTAAACCGTACACCAATGTACAAGTTTCCCAAAAAGTTCAATTGGAGGAGTAAGAATGTAAGGTATCATGTATACACTGGTGGTGGAGCTACAGTGTTCATGTGTTGTCTGTGTATCGTATTGATTATATTGATGCGTAGCATGGGTCGTCGTAGGAGATAGACTTAAAGAGTTTGTAATTAAAGAAAACATGTGGTGTTGGTGGTGTTGTCACGATTTCGAATCGACACCTTTACAGATGCCATCAAAGTATGATGACAAGAGAAACAAATTTTATACAACTGGCAATTTTTGTTCATGGAGTTGTATGAAATCATACGCAGTAGACAGATATGGTGTAAACCGTGGAGGAATCATATGTGGTCACATCGTGATGATGCGTCGTAAGATGTTCAATCAAATTGGTCACGTGAAACCTGCTCCTCATCGATTTCGTTTGAAGGAGTTTGGGGGTGACCTAACGATAGAGGCGTTCCGAGAAAATCAGACCCGTGATACGAATCCACCCGCAAAAATTGATGCGACACCAGTGGTTGATAATGTGATACCCCTTGTTTCAAACACAAAGAAAATGGATGAAATAAAGAATGCAGCTTCGAATAACAACGCACTAAAACTAAAGAGAAATAAACCTCTAAAGAGGAATCACAACAACTTGGAATCCGCACTAGGTTTGATTATAACGCCCAAATCCTAAATTTCTCTTCTGCTTTGCGGTCGGCATCGAAGGTGGGAGATTTTCAGTTTTTTTACTATGGACCCACTTTGTGCCGTCATGTGCCATCCAACGGATGTCCAACCGTTCCATAACTTTCCTACATAGGACACATGGTAATGAGACAGCGTCACCGTAAATCGTTTTACGTTCGACCACCATTTCACCGTATTTCCTATGGAGCCAGTCCGTAAATTGATGGGGTTTGTACCCTTTTTTTATACACGTTCGAAACAGCTGGCGAATCAACTTCCGTTCTGCACAACAGAGACAGTCACTGATGACGAGGGGTCCCTTTGACATGTAACTCGTCACCATACAGTATTTCATGGGTGCTGACAGTTGAGGCAGGTGGAACCATCATAGACAAAATCACATCGGGAACATTCACTTAGGATGTTAATTTTCCTTTTTGGGACGAGTCCCTTGGCAAAACGGTCGAGTTCTTTGACAGTGTATATTCCGTATTGCACCATGACTTCCAATGAAGGAAATCGCATGCTACAGTATTGACGTGTCATATCCTTAAGCGAGACAGGGGAGGCACTTGGCTACAACTTTATTGGCTTTGAGTAGAGTGGCAAAGCCATCGATGATTGGGGGGACGAGGGTCTTGAGCATCATTTCAAACTCCGAGTCCTTCTCACCTTCATCAATCTGTTCGATGAGGTGGTACAGTACGTTGATGACCAACTTCTTCTTCTGGGGACCAGGGAGTCCCTTGAACTTGGCAGTCTCCATCATGAGACGAGAGACGATGGGAGGGATATCCTCCTTGGTGAGACCATCGTCGAGGTATTCAGACTTGAGTTCTTCGACAGTCTTCACGAGACTTTGAGCGTCAATCTTTCCAGCGAATTTCTGCAAAATGAGTTCCATTTATATTCTACGTACATTATAAATGAACACGAACGACATCATCTCGAGTATCGCGTTCGGTATTGGTTTTGTTCAGATGTACAACCAGGTACAGACATCTGATGAGCTGGACGTCGGTGCGAAGAATATGCTATTGATGAGTACCTTGACGAGTGTGTTGTGGCTCACCTACCAGTATCGGAAGTTCGGTCTCAACATCACGACACTTTACACGTCAGCAGGCCTTATCGTCCAATTGTATGTCTTAAACAAAATCCTACTTAAGGAAAAAGAACGTATCTAATCCAGTAATGAGCATTCTCATTTGTTCCAGTGTTAAGCCGACCACTAAGGTTTCGCCAACTGTCAAGTCTAAGAAGGTCGTTCCCGCTCCCAAGGCTGCTCGCTTCGCCGAGGTCGTGAATGGACGTGCGGCGATGCAGGGGATGCTTTGGGGTTCTATGAACTGGGCGATGTCTGGTGAAAACATTCTTCAGCAGGTTGAAGACCCTATGTATGCACTGGCTGCCACTGGTGTTGTGACGACCCTCGCTGCAGCTTCACTCATCACTGTCAAGGATTTTGATGATGAGGAGTTCTGGTCGTTCACCCCCGAGGCGGAGCTCAAGAATGGGAGACTCGCGATGTTGGGATTCACCACTCTATTGGGGTTGAGTGCCATGTAACTTAAAAATTCAATCATTTTCACCTTATCCTCCATGGAAAATGTCCCTGCCCTACGCATCACGTAGGCCAAGAACATCACGAGGACATAGACGTTATAGGTGATGGGCTTCATGCCTTCTTACCCTTAGGGCGCAATAAAAATAGGGCAACGAGCAGCACGACGATGAACACAGCCATGTTGATACCACCGTAAACCTTCTTGGACTCATCATCCTTATGGGCGTCACACTTACCACTCCAGTGGAGAACCGCAGAGCTTCCGACGATACCCATGACAGCGAAGAGGAGAGCCACTATACCAGTGAGTTTGGAACCCGCCACCTTGGTGAGAAGGAGTGTCACGGGAATGGTAATGGCGATGGCGAGAGTGGCGACGAGCCACTTGTTGAGGTTCTCTTGGGTGGTGTTCCCCTCGAGATTGTCACACTTGGAGAACATATCGATACCAAGGGAGGCGACGACGAGGTAGGACATCGCAAAGGCGACAATCATACCAATCTGACCATAATTGAGGGTGATGGAGACTTCCTTACCCGCAGTCTGTGCCATACCCTGATAGGCGGCGGAACCCCGCATGGCGGTTCCCGCAGCACCCATCCTGGAACCCATCGCACCCATCTTGGAACCCATCGCACCCATCTTGGAACCCATCGCACCCATCTTACTCAGAGCAGCAAACTTGGACATTGTCTTGTAATACTTAGAGAAAATAATAGTCTCATAAATAGATGAAAGTACTTGTGTTGGGTTCCGAAGGTGTAATAGGAACTGCTTTATGTAAAACCCTAAAAAAATATGGTCATCGGGTTACACATTGGGATATAAAATTGACGAATGACCACGACATGAGTAATTCGTTGAATGTATACAGATTAAAGTCTGTGATAGATGAGAATGAATTTGTATTTTTTCTTGCATACGATGTAGGTGGTGCGAAGTATATATGGGATGTTGATTTGGATTTTGTCAATCGCAACAATATGATCATGATAAACACGTTCAATCTCCTACACAAAAAGAAATTCATATTCGCTTCAAGTACAATGTACAATATGGACAATGTATACGGAACTCTAAAATACATTGGTGAACATTACACCCGGAAGTTGGGTGGTTTGTCTGCACGATTTTGGAACGTGTACGGACCTGAGAGTGTTTCTGAAAAGTCACATGTCATCACAGATATGCTCCATAAGTTTGAAACTAAGGGATACATAGACTTGATGACAGATGGGGAAGAGGAGAGACAGTTCTTACATACCGATGACTGTGCGAAATGTCTCATGACTGTGATGGACAAATATGAAAAGATTTTGAAAGAGACAGACTCGGTAGATGTTACAAGTTTTGAATCAACAAAGATTATAGATGTGGCAAGGTACATCTGTGATGATGTGCGACCGAGTGAAAAGAAGATGAATACACATGATAGAATGAATGAACCAAGACCATTCATCTTGGACTATTGGAAGCCTGAGATATCTCTGAAGGAGGGAATAGCATCTCTTCAACGATTTCGGGGAGCGTGTACTTCCTCGACCACCCAATGGCTTCCAATTTTGATGGGTTCGCCACTTGGTATCGATTTTGTGTCGTCAGGTCTGTAAAATTCTTCAGAAACTTTCACGATGAATTTTACCATCTATTCGACCCTCACCGTTGAGACCTTTCCCCGACCACACAATCTTCTTACCCATCTTCTGTACGGCGATTTCTATGAATTCTCGTACAGAATGTGACTTTACCAGTGGCCACGACATAGTCATTTGGCTGCTCTTGTTGAAGCATGAGCCACATGGCTTCTACATAGTCCTTCGCGTGACCCCAATCCCGGTGAGCTTCTATGTTACCAAGTGTGAAACACTCACCAGACTTTAGACCCTGTATGATTTTCTGTGTGACGAAGGTATCCTTTCTCCGTGGTGATTCGTGGTTATAGAGGATACCTGAACACACGAACATATCATACGTTTCTCTAAAATGTTTAGCGATGAGATGTGCAGAAAGTTTTGAAATCCCATACAAGGATGAGGGTTCTCCTAGCATTTCAGATGAAGACGCTTGGAAAATCTTACACTTATGTTGTATTCCCAAATTTTTCACGGTTTCGAGAATGAACAGAATAGTCTCCGTATTTGTTTGAAAAGTGTTGGTCGCATTCTTGAAAGACTCTCCTACATGACTTTGTGCGGCGAGATTATAAATTTCAATCTGACTATACTCAATACAATCCGATATACATTGACGAATATCGTCACCTCGATTGATACACTTTACAATGTACCCCTTACTCTCTAGGAGTTCGTGTAAATATGAACCATCCTGACCATTTGCACCCGTGATGAGAGCTACTTTCATTTAAATGTAGATAGATTTTTCCTTTAAATGTTTGTCGAGTTTATAATATTTTTAAGAACATTAGTGACATCTTCCTCATCAACTTCCCACCAATTACCGTAAAACACTTTGTGTAAGAAAAGTGGGACATTAATGAGATTGATCGGAACTTTTCTAGATGGCAAAGGTATCATGGGAACATCGATGAACTTCTTGACATCCCTAAACACACCACCATCGTGGCTGATGGTAGGCTTTCCGAAATAGGCGCCTTCCAAGTGTAAGAGGCTCACGCCTTCACCATGTGTGAGAGTTATGCAGTAGTCGCAGAGGTTGAAGAGGGAACCCAACTTTTCGATTGAAAGTCTTTCAGTTATGATTTCGATATTTTTACTTTGGGTCAATCCATCGGGTTTATTGGTCTTTACAATGAGAGTGTGTTCGGTACCTTCACATGCATGTGCAAATACTCGTGTTAGGGTTGTAACATTCTTTCGTACATCATTAGTACCGTTGTAAAGAAATATGAGACGTTCTGGGTCTCGCCTTTTCTCAATGACTTTGGGTTTTGAACGAATAAGCTCAGATGACCAGTAATTTAGAGATTCGCATGTGATACCCCGGCGTTCTAAGATTTCTTTGAGGTAGTCAAAAGGTACAATCACCTTATCGAAGTGTTTCATACATTCGATGATGTGTGGATGTACATCATCCGTCTCAAACATTGTGAACAGTTGAACTTTCTCATACTTCTGACGTATTTCCCGAACAAAAGTTTCCCAATGGTCGTAAGTCTCTATGAGCTCCGATAGTGTGACGGTACCCACTTCATCGTCGTGTGTGAGACCCAAATATTGTCCAAGAAAAAAACGACCATATATTTTACCGAACATAGTTAAAGGTGTTTCTTTACCTTTAAATATAAAATGATATACCACAGTCAAGTGGTCGGATTATCAAAGTCGTATTTGCAAGATTGATAACACTGTAAATCATTCCGAAGACGATAAAACGGAACTGCGAACCATTGGTGTTAAAGATTCGCCACTGCTAGCACTTTGGCGCTGTACTTCACTTAAAAACTAAGTATACATTAAGATTAAATGGAAGAGTTCAAAGATTCCTGTCGTGACCTCGAAGTTCGAAGTGAGGAGGTTGCTGCGGAACTTCGTGAACTTCCGATGGACTATAAACTTGCTGAGCGATATACACAAATCGACCAGGAAATCTACGAGATGTACGAGTGGTACGAGAGGGTCAAGAGTGAGAGAATTCAAATGGAGGAACGACTGGCACGTGTGAGTGGAGACCTCAGAGACTTAGACAATGACGTAAACCGTCTCAAATTACGAGAGTTTTCTCGTACCCGACATGGTGGCTCATTTCGATAAAATACTAAGCACTTCTTTCACAGCGGGATGACGAACAATGTCTTCATCTTCCATTTCGACGTGAGTGATATATTCGAGGTCTTGGCACTGCATCTTATAGATGAGGTCTTCGAGACCGTTTTCTGGACCGAGGTCAGATTGTTCCAGGTCACCCGTGACGATGAGCTTCGTACCCTCACCGACACGTGTGAGAAGCATCTTCATCTGGTTGGGTGTTGAATTCTGCATCTCATCCGCGATGATTAGAGTGTTATTGAATGTTCGACCTCGCATGTATCCGAGAGGTTCGATCTTGACGTACCTATCAATTTGGTTGTATGAAAAGTATTGCTCGAAAATATCAAACATTGGTTTTGTCCATGGTTCCATCTTCTGGTCCATGTCACCGGGAAGGTATCCCATATCCTCGTCGGCAGCTACGATGGGGCGGGTCAGTACAATTTTGGGGCGTTGATATTTAGCCACATGCTCGAGGGCAATCTGACACGCCAACATTGTTTTACCCGAACCCGCTGGTCCAGTCCCTATCACAATGGGCTTAGCAGACCTGAGAGCGAGGGCATATTTACATTGACCAGGGGTTTTAGGGAAGTTCATATAACTTTGTTAAAGATATTTTCCTTATATAATTTAAATGGAGTTTCACTTTGTAAAATTAAATGTAAATGGAACCTATCTTAGTCTCGTGGACCCCACCTCCAAACCTAGATTCATGTGTTTTCCCAGTCGCGAATCCGCCGATAAATGTGTACAATATGTCTCCACCTTTCGTTCGAAGCATGGTGTTTGGCCGTGTTTTGATATGTCCAATGGTAAACGTAAACTTGAAAGCTCTTCTGTAAAATTTAGAACTCCTGAACAGATACAACGTTACATGGAAATTGAGAGCTATGACTTCAATACGATTGATTCTATCGCTGCGCGCACAAATGTATCTTTTTACTGTATATTACGATTCGAAACTGAGGATTTTGGTGGAATGGAATCCATCTCCATGGCTGGTCAGGAAATGGATGGTGACGCCGATCCAGACAAATATATTGAGTGGATGAATATCAACTTAAAAGTAAGTTGAGTTGTAACAACAATGTGTGGTATCTTAGCTCTCTTCGGTGAAGAAGTAGAAGTTTCCTCCTACCTCCTTTCTCACCGAGGCCCCGATGATTACAGGAGTGAGACCCGTGGAAAGTGTCGTATGGACTTTTATCGTCTCGCCATCAATGACCTAACACCAGCTGGTATGCAACCCTTCAAACGTGGTGATGGTATGTTGATGTGTAATGGAGAGATTTACAACCACCGAGAATTTCGTAGAGGCATTGAGGTTAGTACGAGTGATTGTGAAGTTCTTCTCCCAATGATTCAGGATTACGGAATGATGAAGACGGTCGATATGATAAATGGCGACTTTGCCATCGTGTATTCCGATGGAAAAAGAATCATGGCAGCTCGTGACCCCGTCGGTGTACGCCCCCTCTTTTACACACGCTACGCTGAAGGTTCCATCGCGTTCGCGAGTGAAGCCAAGGCTCTCCTTTTCCTAAACTCAGAGATTCACGTGTTCCCCCCTGGTCACATATATGATTCGTACGTCAACGACTTTGTGTGCTACCATAATGGGTACTGGACAGTGAACAAGTACATCAAGACTAGGTATCACAAGAAGATTCGTGACACACTCGAGAGTGCAGTTCATGAGCGCATCGATAACACGGATAGGGATATTGGATTCCTTCTCTCCGGTGGCTTGGACAGTAGTCTCATCGCATCCATAGCGACTCGTAAGCTTGGAAAAATCAAGACGTTTTCAATCGGCCTCGAGGGAAGCCCCGACCTCGAAGCAGCTCGTACGGTCGCAAAGTATCTGGATACGGAACACACCGAGGTGAAGTTTACAGTGCAAGAGGGTATAGCGCATATCAATGATGTGATTCACTCCCTCGAATCATATGACACGACGACTGTGAGGGCGAGTACACCGATGTGGCTTCTCTGTAAGTACATCAAGCAGAACACCCCCTGTCGATACATCTTTTCAGGTGAAGGTGCGGACGAGATCCTTGGTGGATACCTCTATTTCCATAACGCACCGAGTGTTGATGAATTTGCGTGTGAAAATATGCGTCGTCTCCGTTTGATTCATCAGTTCGATGGGTTGAGGGCGGATAGATGTGCAGGGGCACATGGTCTCGATTTAATCGTACCCTTTTTGGATAAAAACTTTATCGATGTGTGTATGTCGGTCAATCAAACACACAAGGTTGACAAAGTTGAGAAACGTATGCTTCGTGAGGCGTTCGAAGGATACCTTCCCAAAGAGATTTTGTGGAGGCAGAAGGATGGGATGAGTGACGCGGTGGGGACGAACTGGGTCGATGAGATTAAAAGGTACGCCGAGAGGGAGGTTGACGATGATACAGTTCGAGCTGTAAAATTGAAGTCGCATGGTCATAACATCCCACTCACAAAGGAAGAGGTACTGTACAGAAGCATCTTTTGGAGGATGTATGGCTCGGATAATGACCATCTCATTTCTGAGATTTGGCGCCCCAAATGGACGAAGATAACTGACCCCAGTGCGAGGCTACTTATAGAAAAGAATCGTATGTAGTATAAATGGCGACTTTTGTCAAGAACTTTGACTGTAAGAACGAGAGCCATGCGATGTGGTTGAAGAAGATTGGTGGCGCGATGGCTAAAACTGTGGACGGGGGTCGTATCGATATCATCGAGATTGTGAATGATAACCCATTACCAGGAAAACCCAAGGTTGACCAACCGATGGAATGGGCGTATATACATTTTCAGTTGTGCATGAAGTATGCCAATGCTGTTCTAAACGGGGAGGCCTTTGTACCTAAGGTACTCTCGTAAAGTAAAGTCTTGAGGTTCAGAATTTTCATCCATGCGAACGAGGAGAATCTTTCCATAGACCTCTTCGATGTCGAAAGGTTCTGGTAGCACGTTGTCGTTTTTCGTGGTTCCGTCCTCAGGTTTCATGATGACGACATCTATCTCAGGCCATTGCCCGATGAAAGTTTGACGCCCACATAAAAGTAGAAAGATTTCATTCTTAGATGGGTCTATATCTAAATCTATTTCTTCAATGTTTCCCTCAGATTCATGAATAAGTATTGCTTTTGTCATCCTTGTGATGACCTCATAAAAAAATATCCATAGAAATAAATGAAGAAAGCATCGATTCTCATCGTCGCGCTCATACTCATAGCTCTGTACATGTCCAATCGTCAGCCTGAAAAATACTCGGGTCGTGCGGCGTACCGATATGGATTTGTGGATACGAACCCTGCTCGTCGTGTATCCGACGCGTTCGATTCTCCTGAATATAGGAACGTCCACGAAGGCCTTCCCCTGCCCTAAGTGTTCCATGATATAAAGGTTTATTGCTACATATCACCATGGAAAACCCCACGAGACAATTCGTCATTGAACGTCTGTCCGAAATACTCGGTGTTTCCCAAGATGATAATCTATGCACAGACCTAGAGAAGTGTATCGTTCGCCACGCAAAGAGGAGAATTGAGGAGGGTGATGGCGAGGCTGCCTGGGATAATCACAAGTTTACGAACATTTATAAGCATAAGTTTCTGACTATAAAAAGTAGTTTCAAGGAAAATCCAAATTTGAAAGACCATCTCATCACACGAAAATTGTCTGTTATTGACATTGTTGACATGCGTCCAGAAGAACTGTGCCCCTATGGTCGATACGCAAAACAGATGGAGGAGCGAATCCACAAGGAACTCCGAAAGGAGACCATTGCTCGAGAGGCGAAAAATCAGGCGGGTTTTTTCACATGTAACAGATGTAAGTCGAATAAGACGACGTACTACCAGTTACAAACGAGGTCTGCAGATGAACCCATGACAACGTATGTGAGTTGTCTCAATTGTGGGAAAAATTGGAAATGTTGAGATAGTGTGGAGAACCAGTGAGGTCAGTAGGCATGTCACCGACAGATAGTATGAAATTGTAAGGAAGTCTCTCTTTCATCAAATGTTTTGTTTCCGCACTCGTAAATCCCAAATAGTGATACCCGATTCTATACTCACCTAATTGTTTGATTGTCCATCGCACCGTCGCCTCAATTCCAGGTCTCGCTGTGATGATGACAATGTTGTATCCCATGATTGCTGATTCGTGGAGAAGTTCAATCATGGGTGTATTTGGACGACCATCGATAAATATGAGTGTATCGTCTATGTCAAACATGACAGCATCATGTGGACCCACCATCCTATTTGAGATACAACGAATGCCCCAAGTTTTCAGGTTATCCATTAATGTTATTAAAGATTTAAATTTTAAAAGACGTAGACATGATTGTCGACGTCGACTGTGAAGATGGTACGACGCAAATTGCACGTACCGTCACAGAAAACCAAGATTCATACATAGTCAACTTTTTAGAAAAGAACAAGTTCAACTTGTATGACTTTACTAATGTTGACGAAGAGGTGGCCAAAGAGTCTGTGTCAGGGTTCTATGATGTGGATGAACTCGAAGACACACATCTCTTCGCTAGGCACCCACAAGGGTATGAACTCATAGACGACAGTGAGGATGAGGACTTTGAGTGTAGTGAGGATGAATCTTCCGAGAGTGAGGATGAATCCTTGGTGGATGAGGAAGAGGAGGAGGAAGCCTAAGTTATAGAAAAAATGTCAATGTAGTACAATGGATTATAAGGAACCTAAGAAGCGTGTGACCAAGAACGACAAGAAGCATAAAAAGGGGGTCTACACAAGTAAGCACATCCGAAACGTACTTAAACAAAAGGAGAGACAACAAGTAAATACAAATGGCTCCTTACACGCCACCCAACAGCCATTACTCCCAAATGGACGTCTCCGAGTATGACGAAGACAGACTCTTCGCTTTCATTGGTAAGACTGGTAAGAAGTTCTATTGGCTGACCCATAAGCTCGGTCTCGACTACTTGTGGTACAATAAGGAGCGCAAGGTCATCGAGATTTGGGGGCCTTTCTACACCCACCAGAATCAACAATCTGCACACTTCATTGATGCTGAACTGAAACATTTTATGGCACCTAAGTTAGAGGAGAACTTCTTCGAAAACCAAGAAGATGATGTTCAGGAGGCCATCGCAGCGTGTTAAGTGTCCTCCGGCTCAGAATGTTGGGAAACCCAAACCTGGGACGTTTCTCTACAATCTGATGACCCCAGATGAGGTTGAGTCCTACACATTCAAGAAGGGTCCCGTCTATAGAAAGGAGGAGTACCTGAGACTCCTCGAGAAAAATCACAAAAATTTGGGAATACCATATGTGAAGCCAGACTTACCAGAACCCACACCATATGTTCCACCCGAGAAACCGAATGAACCGAGACTTGAATTCGGAGACCAGGTTTATGTGACACTTCGGATACTCAAAAGTGGAATCGTTCGGGTCAAGTTGAATTGCGCTATTGCGACGATGTATGAAAAGTATTATCGTCATGCAGTTCAACCACCCTTCAAGACTGTCCTACAGGCTTATAAGTCTCATGGTTTTAGTCCAGAATTTCTGGAAAAAATCAAAAAAAGTCACGAAAGGAAGATGGTGTATGCTAAGAAGGTTCCAGGTATTCTCGAAAAGATTTTCGAGAAGGAGGCTGTCAAAAGGGTTAAAAAAGAAAAAGAGAAGGAAAGAGAGAAGGATGACGAAGAGGATGTCCCTCCACTCGATGATATTGAAGATAACGATACCCCACCCATTGAAGAATGTGAACTGGATGTCGAACCAGATGAGGAGGAAGATGTAGAGGAAGAAGAGTATGTTTCTGATAATGAAACCTAAGTAGAATCTAAAATTTTAAATAAACATCTTATTATGTTTGTTACCAACGTTGTCCTCGCCAACCATATCCTCGACCGTGGCTTCTTTCACACCCTGAAGGAAGCGACGTATCACGCCAACCAACAAGCTAAAGAGAAAATCTGGAAACTCCCTAACGGGTCTGTCTTTTTTGGAGACGTCGAAGTTCGTGTCTACAACACCGACGACTACAAGAATGAATATTTTCTTTCTTTCGTTGATTCCTGCTGAAATTGCACACATGTCTTGTGACCAACATGTTGTGAAGATTCAGTTGGAGATTTGTCAGATGTTGTACACTACGTGGTTCTTTTCGAACCAACAGGATTACATCGGAGAAAACGCACCCTTCACCAAAGATGGGAAGCGGAGAGGGTATCGTCCCGCACACTCGAAGCACCCCATGACAATGTGGGTCGGTTCGAGTCTGAAGAATTACCTGTATGCATGTGAGATTGGGATTGCTTTGACCCTCGAATACACTCGTAGATATGGTAAGGTGCATACATGTGCGGAGCATCTTACATGGTTGAGGAATCATCACCCCTCCCACTTCGAGGAACGCAAGAGTGAGACGGCATATTACTCTGATGAAGGTATTCCTGAATGTATGCCTGAACAATACAGATGTCCGAGTATTGTTGATGCTTACCAAATGTACTACATGATGGAAAAGATGGATTTCGCTCGGTATAGAACTTAAAAACGTGACGTCATTGTAATGAAACGATGTTCAGCATCGCAAATAATTTTACAGCTCCCCCTGTCAAAATCGCATCTGAGCGTAAGCCTGAGTATCATCCAAGGACTTACAGTCAGTTTGTCAAGGGTCTCAAAAACAAGGAACTTCCCGCTGTTATCGTGAAGCCGAGTGAGAATGTCGCCCAGTTTCAAGAAGAGAATGGTGACTATGGTGATGTTCGTATCGTTCAAACGGAGCAGCTCTGGCAGACCTTGATGGACAGTGATGCCGAAGTTCTCGTGGATACTTCGGGGCCCCCGATGTCCTTCGCTGAGACGGGAATCATGCTCATCCTCGGTATCTACCTCTTCTCTGTGTTACGAGCCATCTTCGGTGCTCGTGGTGGGGGTGGTATGGGAATGCCCAACCCCTTCGGAAAGTCCACTGAGTTTACGATGGACCAAGAGGTTGAGACACGATTCACTGATGTTGAGGGTATCGACTCTGCCAAGGAGGAACTCGAAGAGATTGTAGATTTCCTCAAGAAACCTGAACGCTACTTTGGAAGTGGTGCTAAGATTCCTCGTGGCGCCCTCCTCGCTGGCGCACCTGGTACAGGGAAGACCCTACTCGCTCGAGCCATCGCTGGTGAATCCAATGTCCCATTCATTCAGTGTTCTGCCGCGAACTTCGTTGAGATGTTCGTAGGTGTTGGAGCCAAGCGCGTACGCGAACTTTTCCAACAGGCACGAGATAATCAACCGTGTATTGTTTTCATCGATGAGATTGATGCTGTTGGTAAGCAGCGTTCGGGTGGTGGCATGCCTGCCAATGACGAGCGTGAGCAGACCATCAACCAGCTTTTGACTGAGATGGATGGTTTCGATAATGAGACTGGTATCGTGGTCATCGCTGCTACGAACCGTATCGATATCCTTGACGATGCCCTCCTTCGCCCTGGTCGTTTCGATCGTAAGATTCAAGTGACTCTCCCAAGTGTGGGTGGTCGTAAGAAGATCTTGGGTGTCCACTCTCGTGATAAGAACCTCTCGGAGGATGTTGATCTTGGGAACATTGCCAAGCAGACGACTGGTTTCTCAGGTGCTGACCTCGCCAACCTTCTCAACGAGTGTGCCATCCGTGCTGTTCGTGATGGTGAGGGTGTGATCACGAATGACATCGTGGAGAATGTCTACCAGCGTGTTGTCGTGGGTGCCAAGGGTGATGTGAAGTTTTCGATGCGTAAGAAGGAACTTGTCGCATACCATGAGGCTGGACACGCTATCATGGGTGTCCTCGTACCCGACTACGATGTGGTACGTAAAGTCTCTATCATTCCCCGGGGTGCTGCGGGTGGTATCACCTTCTTCCAACCCAATGAGGAGAATGCGGATTCTGCGATGTATACCAAGGAGTATCTCCTCTCCCAAATCAAGGTGGCTCTCGGTGGTCGTGCGGCGGAGCAAATTATCTATGGTAAGGATAAAATCACCACAGGTGCATCCTCTGACTATGCCCTCGTGTACCAGATTGCTCGTGAGATGGTGACCACCTATGGGTTTGGTCAGAACTTCTTTGATTACCGCAAGATGTCCGAGGAGGCTTCGGCCATGGTGGATAACGAGATTGACCTCATCGTCGGGGACTGTTACGACGAAACTGTCGCTATGTTGAAGAACAATATGCCCCAATTGGAGCGACTCAAGGAAAAACTCATCGAAGAGGAGATCGTCGATGGGGAATGGGTCTATGAGTTGTTTGGGAGCTCAGCTAGTTTCGATTAACATACGTTTTAAATTTCTCGAATAGATTACTTAAAAGCCTAAAATCTTCGTTAGTACCACCTTTATTTGGGTGAAGTTTAACGGATGCCTTTCTATAAATTGTAGTACCCTTCTTTTTCTTTTCATTTCTGTTCATGGTACTGTCTGCGACGTTTATCCATTGTCTCTTTATATTCTGAATCAGAGCATTTGTTTGAGCCTTCTTGGCATTCGCCGCGGCTTTTTCGGCATTTGCTTGAGCCTTCTTGGCGTTCTCAGCAGCCTTCTTAGCAGCTTTGTTAGCAGTGTTGGTCTTGTTACGCCGAGCTGAAGTTTCACCCCTCGCCGCAGCCCGTGCCGCTCTCGCCGCAGCAGCTTCAGCCGCCGACCTCTCAACAGCTGCCCGTCGAGCCGCGTTCATCTCCTTATTAGCAGCTTCTTTCGCCTTCTTAGCTTTTGCCTTAGCCCTAGCTTCAGCGGCCTCGGCTCTCGAACGTCTCACAGCTTCATTTCGTGCCATCTGTTCGGCATTTCTCGCGTTGTTCGCCAACCACGCGTTAGTCATTTCCACATTATTGTTCGTCATCTACTATCACCTGACAAAAAAAAACTCAGGTGATAGTAGATATGAGTGCTCGCCCCCGGAGAGAAACGAAGGCCCCTGAGAGACTTCGGAACCAGCAGGATAGAAATGTAGCGACAGCTGCAGCTAGAGCTGCGACCAGACCTAAGACTGTGACACCAAAAAGGAATAATATACAACCACAACCAAAACGTAAATTGGAGGCTAAAAATGCACAATCTCGTGTTTTGACTATTCTAGATGAATTGTCTAAAGGTAAAAATCCTAAAGTGTATAACATGCTTTACTCTATATATAGAGATGCTTCCAGTACACTAATTAATCGTCTTGAATTGGATGATAACGCACTGATTGAAACTATAGAGCAACAATACATAGTAATGAACGATAATATAAGACAATCTGGTGGAAAAAATAATAATTTAACTTTGAACTTTAAATCATACGAGGATACGTTAAATTTCTGTATTCTTATGTGGTTAGATATAAGTCATGACCAAAAACCAACACCTGGTAAAAAACAAGAAGACCGTCGCACAGATTTTGAAACTTTCTTGAAAGGTGATATAGTGAGGACATTTTTTGGTAAAAATCCCACTTACACACAAGATACCGAAATAATGAAAAGGATGAAAGGGCTCGGAATTATAACAACCATGAAAAAACAAATGAATGGTAGGAAGGTAACTGGTATGTTAAAGGGTTTGTGGCCCGGGTCAAATTTTGAAAATAAAATCAAAGTTAATTTACCATTCATTTTCGGTGTTGAAGAACCTGTAACAACTCTAGCTGTTGGTCCAAAACTTTCTAATTCTGCAAAAAACAAGGAAAATCAACCCATTTATGTCACTATAGATTCTGAAAGTAAACTTAAAAGTATTTCTTCACTTATTGAAAACGCTAAGTACCCATTTGAATATAGAAATAAATCCACTGGACAAAGGAAAATAATAACACGATACTATTTGAAACCTATCATAACACTCGCTAATCGCGTTGACCCAGGTAGACTCATGCCAGCCAGTGGAGTCACTCAAGAGTTTTCTAAGCTCATGCAAGAAGCTGATAAGCTAAAGTCTACACAGTTGTACAATGTAAAAGATTGTGATTTTAAGATTGGAGAAACTAGTCTCACATTAGATACAGTTGGAAGAGGGAAGTTTAGTCTTAAAATAAATGGTATTGAAATACCCTATGGTATCACAGCTGGTGAAGCTAAAAAAGCTACTAATGCCAAAGATATACTTTCAAAGTTTTTGGGTGATTTCATGCAGATTTTAACTGTTCTCAGTAAACCTGTTAGTCAACGCATCGTGTTAGGAACTTTAGATGGTGTTATGTGTGGTATGTGTTGCTTCCTTTCTAAAAGTTTAATGAACCAAGAACCTAGATTATTTATTGATATGTCTTTCGAGCAGGGTAATAAAATAGTTATGTATGGTGTTTCTGATTTATTTAAAATCGGTAAAAACGTTAAGCCACAAATATCAACTGTTGGAAGTAATTTCATAAGTAATAACAATAATAGTAATGAAGTTTCATCTGCAAACAATCGTTCGGAAGGTGGTGGCAACACGAATAAAAGAGGACTTTTTGGAAAGATTTTCGGTGGCAACAAAAAACCAGCAAATAGTGGTACTGTCAACAGAAAACCAGTGAACAACGGAAATGTTCGTAGAATGAATGTTAACAACACCGCGAGTGTCTCTATAAATAATGTGAGTAGCCGCGGTGTTAAGCGTGTAAGAAACAATAATAACAATGTTAACCAACCTAACGCGAAAAGGGTTAAGGTATCTAACCAGAAAGCGAACACGCGAAACCGATTGATCAAGAATCTCAAGAATAAGGGACTTTCAAATAACGCGATAAATAGATTCGTCAAAAGTTATAACAATGGAACGAAAGGTGTAAACCAAATCCTCCAAGAGGTCAAATCTAATACAAAAAGACAACAAAATGCAAAAAATGCAGCTGCGTTGCGTCAACTCAAACAGCTTAGACCTGAATTGTTTAAATAAATTCTCGGTCTATATAAATGGATGTTGTATTCACATACGGTCGATTCAATCCACCACATCTGGGACACAAGATGATGATTGAAGAGGTTATCAACAAAGCCAAGAAAATGAATAAGATACCTGTGGTGATCGTGTCACATTCGTATGGTAATAGAACGAACCCCTTACCCGTAACAGATAAAATCCGAATTTTGAAAAGGTGGTTTCCAGACTTGACATTTTTATCATCATCTAGAGAACGTTCTCTCGCCAAAATTTCCGAGAATTTCGATGAACGATCAGTTATGGTTGTAGGTGAAAACCGTAAAAACGCTTTCAGTTTCTTAAAATTTAACAGGTATGCATTGAAGCGACCAAATGCCGCACCATCAGCAACTAAAGCTCGCGCAGCTGCCATAAACGGTAACAAGGAACTGTTCAAGAATCTAACTGGATATAATCTCACCAATAATATTCAAAATAAGATTTCAAAGGTATCTACTATTACGAAGGGTAAACCTAAGTGAACCCCAAACTATACAAAAAATCAATAAATGAACTCACCTAAGGAGACTTTCAAAAACGCCACGGCCATCTTGAGTCTCGTTTGGAGTGTCGGAAAAGTACAGGAGTGGGTAAAGTAAATGTTCGCCATGAGATGCCCCATCCCCTTCAGTTGCGCCCCCGTGCGTCGCAAAATTTCAAGAACCATCTGTGGGTACTACTCCCTTGACAAGAGGAACAGCCAACCTCTTGACAAGGTTGACAAGGAGGGTCTCTTCCATGTCATAGCCTTCATTCGAGATGGCGACACTGGTCTCTATTCTGTGACTGAACAGGATGATGATGGTATTCCCAGAAACAATATCGTGGCTTTCAGGAACTTTGAGGATGCCTTCCGTTACAAGACCCTCCTCGAGGCTGATATGAAGATTACATCCTTTGTCCAATTTGCATCCAGGTTCGAGCTTGAACACGCATGCAACGTGGGTGGATACGAATGCCTTGTAGTAAATGATGGTGCCCTCGTGACCCCACCTACGAAGACTGTGAAGATTACTGACTGGGAGCGGCGCTCTGCTCTCATGAGAGGTGAATGGTCAGTCAAGGAAAAAGATGGAAAGTAATAGTATGAGTGTAGGTTGGGACCGTTTAATAAGAATGATACGTTATGACCCTTACCTTCCCATGAGATGTTTCGCCCGTACCACATCCCCTTTTAGTTAGATTGGTTGTAAGTATCGTGAATTAAAACCGTTTCGAGACTATCGCAACTCGCAATCGGTGAAAGACCCGAAATCACAGGGACACAAGGATGTTCCTCCATAGCTGCCACAGACATGAATGATTTGTAACATGTGACACACCGAGCCGTTCCACGACCATCCATGACGTTCTTGTTGATGTCTTCTATATCATGACGACCTAAATGTTTGATGAGTGTTTCCATCGTATCGAAGTTCTCACCACACAAGTCACAGGCACACTCGAAAGGTCTATCAAATTTTTTTGGTTTAGAGCGTGGCCAACGAAAGCACATACCTAATACCTAAGTGATATAAAGTTTTAAGTTGTTCTAATTGTATGGCCTGTATGCAGTATATCGCATTCGACTTCGAGACCTCGGGTCTCCCTAAGGGTCGCAAACCCGTGACCCAGGAGACCCTAGGGCAGTATGACACGTGTCGCGCAGTCTCCCTCTCTGCGGCACGCTTCTCATCGAAGGGTCGTCTCGTCGACACCTTTGATGCTATGATTCTCCCGAGCGACTTCACTATCAGTCCTGGGTCGATTGCCATTCATGGTATTACTGAGGACATGGCTAGGTCTAGGGGTCGCCCATTCCTTCAGGTTTTTACAGACTTCATGACATTCATTGGTCCTCGCACGAAGACTATGGTGGCGCATAATGCAAAGTTTGATGTGAGTGTTCTTCGTTCTGAGATGCTTCGACATGGCATCAATCTTTCTCTCATTGAGGAACTCAACTTTCGTTGTACCCTTGAGTTGTACCGTGAGCGTTTCCTCAAGCCTATCCGCCTGGGTGTTCTTTACGAGGATATATTTGGTGAGCAGTTTGAGGACGCACACAATTCCCTGGCCGATTGTATCGCTTGTGGACGGGTCTACCCATATGTCATTGGACACGAGAGAACCCTAAAGCCTATTGGCGTCCCCAAGGTAATCATTGGTGCTTCCTCAGTGGCAAGTGCTATTGGATGTGGTTTCAAGAAGCAACCCGAACTCATTGAGGAACTTTGGAAGAAGTACAGCCCCAATACGTTTGAGGGAAAGACCAAGGAGGACAAGGCTCTCGAGATTTTGATGTGGAACACGTCGACGAAGAAGATTCTTGAAGATGCTGAGAACTTCAAGTCCGAGAACAGCGCTGACGTGGCCCAAAAGACGAGAGCTGTGTACCACCAAATCGAACATTCGGGACTTTCAGCAGAGGATATGGTCATTGCTAAAGACCATCTCCGTAAGACCCTATACACGAACCACGGGACTCGGAACGAGTACAAGACGGCTGATGCAGACAATGCCAAACTTGTGGAGGACGACACCTTCTACACCCATGACATTTGTACGATTGAGGGAACTCTGTACCAGATTGTGGGGCGCATTGACAGACTTCAGATGAACGAGGATGGTTCTCGAACCCTTGTGGAAATCAAGAACAGGGCGAAGGGTCTCTTCAATCGTGTGAGGGACTATGAGGAGGTGCAGTGTCAGACGTACCTTCAGATGTTGGGGGACATCAATTATTGTCGACTGGTGGAGCAGTTCAACGATGAGCGGAAGGGGTACCTCATCGAGAAGAATGATGAGAAGTGGAGGGATGATATTGTTCCCAAGCTCCAGAACTTTTGTGAACTTTTCCACAGTATGTTGAGTGAAGAGGTTTAGAGTTTTGTAATGTATGTGTACCAATGCTGAACTATATATGTGGGTCGACCATACATGAAATTATGGTGATGACCACCCTCAACTTTGTGATAAGTATCGCAACCCTGGCTATAGTGATTTTGAAAAAACCTGTACATGTTGTGGATAACAGGGTTGATTTAAAATAAAATCCTATTCTAAAGTAAATAATGAAGCCCGCTGTGATAGCTGCAGTAGTTGGGGGGATGTGCCTCTCCTCTAGTATTGGAGCTGCCCTAATGATGGGTGGCGAAGAGACGAAGTCCGACACCGACCTCGGCACCGGAACCGATGATGACGCTGAACCTACAATCCCAAGTGGTCAGTATGTGAAATTGGTACACACAATCGCACAGGACAATAGCGCGGAGGGTAATGTTGATGATAAAAACATGATTCTGAATCTCGCTGAGCTTGAAGTTTTTGCACCCGGTGGAACCACCAGTTTGGCTTCTAATAAGACTGTCACTGGCAGCTCTGAATATTCTTCTACACACGGTTACGTGAATTTAACTGACGGAAATTTCACAAACTTTGCTCATACAAAGGGTCGCACAGCTGAGGAGATTGATTTCCTACAAGTTGATTTGGGTTCGGTTCAGGAGATTGAGAAGATTAAGATTACGAATCGTACTTCTTGTTGCAAAAAACGGGCTATAGGTGTTAAAGCTCAGATTATTGGTGCGGATGGTACGACGGTTGTGAAGGAAACACCCGCTATCACGACTGAAGCGGATACTTACACTTTCACATTTCCAGGTACGTCTTGGGCCTAAGTGACCTCAGATGATGACAAAAAACTAACAAAATGTTGGAATACCTCGCCCTCATCGCGGAGAACGAACTCCTCCGTATTGAGAACGAAAAGTACAAGAACCTCCGTTGCACCCACATCACCACTAAGGGAACTCAGTGTAAGAACAAACTTACCCACTGCCATGTCCATGGAGTGTCCAGTCTGCTACGAAAGTGAAGCGAAGTGTCGTTTCACATGTGGACATGGATTTTGTGAGGGATGTACAAAGTCCTGGTACATGAAGGGTAAGTCTTCGTGTCCGATGTGTAGGGCATCCATGTGTTTCAAGGGAATCACAAAACTGAAGAAGGAATGGTATCGTGAGAAAAGGGAGGAGACGTACGTGAACCTCGTCACACAAATGTTTGATGAGTTGATGGAAGAGTATGATGACATCGTTCTTCAATGTTTGGAGGTTGTTCAGAATCGGTACAACTATGCGATGCAGAAGTATCCCAATGTATCGTGTGATGCACTTGACCTGATTCTTCGACTGACGTGGATGAACATCGAATGGTTGATGAATGATTTAAATGAGAAGGTATACGAACCAAAAACATTTGAGAAGTACCTACTTGTGAGTAAGCATGGTTACGTCAATAGAAGACACCCTTATCACAATTGTCTGATACGATTGGCCATATCTGCCTAAACCTTTCATCAAGATTCTGTACAAATCCTTCATGAATGACGTTGGCGAAGATGGTACCTTTACCTTCGTTGACATTTTCGACGGCGTGATACATCCCCTTTGGGATGAAGAATCTGTCTCCACCACGTGTGGTTTTCAGGTGATATGGGATACCTTTAGATTTTAAATAAGATTCGAGTTGTTCAAACTTCATTCCATTTACATATTTCACAAAACTTTTCTCTTCCTCAATAGTTTCAAAAGTTTTTCTAAAAAATATCCAACGTTTGACACCATCGAGCATGAGTATAGTTTGGTCGTAGGTGTCGAAGTGTGTCGAGAACCTCCATGGATTTGTCTGTATTCTGAGTAGAATGTCATGGACATTATCGTATTCATCTGTGAGTGGTTGGATGTACTTTGTGAGGGGTGAGTCGGATGTCTTGAGCATGTATGAGAACTTCGAGGTGTCTGCATTGAAGAGGGTATCGTAGGTTGTGACAATCTTCTTGACTGGTGCGGTGTGTTGGTCTTCTGGAACACTGAAATCATACACAGCTATTTCACCCGATAGGTGTCCAAACTTTCTCGAGAAGTCTTCCCATGTGTACATCTCTAAGTTAATATTAAGATTTTTCTAACCTAAGTGAGAGTCCTGGTCGTTTTTTACAAAACTCCGTCTCCAGACTCCAAAAATTTCAAATGGCCGATTTAACCAAGATTTTAGAGGAGTTGAGGGAGTTGCGTCAAATTGTGGCGTCTCTCCAGCCTAGTCCCACCCTTGAGACACAAGTATGTGAGGGTGTGACAGGTAAGGGAACACAATGTAGGAATAGGGCATCCCCCAATTCCTGTTATTGTAGGATGCATGGTGAGAGGCCACCAAAGCCTCCAAGGGTTGTGAAGCCCCCAAAGGTCACAAAGCCTAGGAAGATTCAACCTGAGCATACTCACGGTGTTGGTGAGGAGCCTATAGAACCGTGTCCCCTGTGTGCTACTCACGGTGATGTGTGGAATCCTGGATTGACTGAGTGTCGGTTCATTGGTCAGGAATTAAATGTTGTTGGAGAGTAAAAGATGAAGGTTGAGCATGAGATAGTGTTACGAACATTGGGTGTATTTTTGAGTGTGTATTTCACGTTGGGTTGGGGTGAGAAGTCTAAGCCAGGGTGGGATGTACCACTGATGACGGGTGCTATAGTGTTAGCCATGATATTGAAATATTATGATTAAACTTTTGGGAATACTTTAGAAAATGTTTTGAAATCTAAAGTTTTATAGATTTGTAGGAAAAGTTGAAAAGTTTACATGAGGTCATGTAGAAATATGAATTACAAAAAACTTTTGGGAATACTTTAGAAAATGTTTTGAAATCTAAAGTTTTATAGATTTGTAGGAAAAGTTTATTTTATTTTTCTGAAAACTTTAGAGTTCAAGAATATTTTCAAAAGTCTGGAGAAAGTTGAGGTGAGTTTGACGGAATATTCAGGTGATGTATGGTATCGATGAGGTTGTGTAAACATGATGAATTGATTTCAATTTTCTGAAAACTTTAGAGTTCAAGAATATTTTCAAAAGTCTGGAGAAAGTTGAGGTGAGTTTGGGGTCGCTACGCTCCAGGTATGGCCGCGATGGTAGGATAATCAATTATGCTTTATAGGTTATGGGACTTGGTCACATGTGGATAAAGAGTATGATACATGTATAGATATGTATGAGGTTGTGATATACTCAATTTATAGTATTGACGAAAACATATCAGACACATATGTTGGGCGTACTACTGACTATGACAGACGGATGGAGGAACACGAAATGTTATCGGAAACATCTGAGCGAAAATTGTACAAGTTCATAAGGGAGAATGGTGGATGGTCAAATTGGAAAATGAAAATAGTTTCGAGAGTTATGTGTGGTAGTAAAGGTGACGCTGCTCTTGAAGAGTTATTATGGTTTTTGAGATTGAAGCCAACACTCAACATGATTAGACCAGGTGTGAACTACTACATGAGATGTTTGAGAGTTCCAAGATTGTATGAAAAGAGGAGACACATCCTAGACATGATAGAACCTTACATAAATCACGAGACTATGGGGTCGCTACGCTCCAGTCATGGCCGCGAAACATTTTTGCGCCCCATTTCTTTCAAACCGAAACCTTACCAAAATGACGAGACACCACGTCCCAAAAACCCTACTTGATTTTGGTCTAAAACTCCCGTCCCTATCCCGTCACTACTATGAGTAATTCGCCTGGGAAATGCGAAAAATCCCAGGCGAATTATTTTCTTAGCTATATATTGAGAAAAACCAAGAAATGCCCCCCATTTCTCCTCTATTTTTGCCCCCCATTTCTTGACCCCTAGAAATGCCCCTGAAAAACACACAC